TATTGCTGACGCAATGGCCGATCAGTGGGGATAATTTCTTATCTTTACATCAAGTTTAAACTTCTAAAATAATGATCATGAGAAAATTAATGTTCCGGGTGTGGGACTTGTCAACGAGTACCCTCCTACCCACCTCCGACGGGATAATGTTCTGGAACGTAAGCAACAAGAAATTCGGGGTAACCAACTTCTTGATGGACCAGAGATACCTCGTTACCGTGCTGTGCCTTAGAAACGGCAACACGGACATCTACGGCCTCGACGTGGTTAAGGTGTGGCCAAAGGATTACATCTCCATCAAGGAGGCGAAAGAGAGTAACGCCCCGATCCAAACCGTGCTGTGCGACCTTGACGGGTTCGTGACGGTAGAGGGAGAGAAGATACACGTTACCGAGTTACACCATCATTACAACTTCTCCGGGGAGGGATTCGCCGCTTACTCCGACACGTACAAGGAGATGTTCTGGGATCAACTGTCAGAGTATGGCATTCATTAAGGTCCCCCTGATCGAGGAGAAACTAGACATTAACGTGAGGGTTTACAATCTAACCCTCACTTCTTTTCTAGCCGAGATCATGGAAAACTACATCGTGGAACTGGAAGATCACGTCAAGAAAAGCGGCCTTCACGTGAAGAAAAACAAGTTCCACTGCAACGAGCTGAAAAGAAACATCAGGATGTGGATAAACCACAGGTACATGGAGGTGGGGAGGGAGTACAGGGATTTCCTGACCACCCAGCTAGATGACCTGTACGATGACATGAGACACGATTACACGGTGTTCTTCTACTCCGTCAAGAGGTTCTTCGACAAGAGAATAGACGACTCGAACGAGACAACCACCCTCGCCCTCCTCGTGCTGATCATAAGCATGGCCTCCTACTTCCAGATCAAGGAGGAGGATTTCAGCAATTACGTCAGCGAGCAATTCAAGTGCCACTACGTAGTGAAAAGTAACTACATATCCAATATAGCTCGACACGCCACCATGTTCCTTAATTCTTTCAAGCACGATAACGTGGAACTAGTGTTCGAGAAAGAGCCTGATATTCAGGCAGCATGGGACATTCTTGACTACAAGTTGTCTCATGTAAAGATAAATCTAGTAGATGATATCAAGTAGTTTATAGTATTTACCTATATCATTACACGTGTCAAATAAAGTACGTATATTTGTATTATAATTAAACTAAATGGAAAACATGATAACTATATTCATTGTAATAGCCATTGCCTTGCTGGTATTCCTGTTCTTCGTGTTAAGGAGCGCTTACAGGAACTCTCACGTCCCGGTGGGGAGCGTGATTAAACGCAAGGGCATACTCTTCAAGGTGAAGAGGTACAACAAGTCGGATCATATCGACAAGTGCTTGAGATGTGACATGAGGTTCTTCCCCTCCATCTCCGGTTATAACGATCATTGCTGCGTCAAGGTCCCGTTCTGTAACGCTAGCGAGAGACGTGACAAAACTGACGTGTATTACGAGCTAGTGGGCAAGAACTGTGGTTTCTTTAACAAGGAGGAAGAGTGACATGGAGCAGTTGATAATGACGCCTAGGCTCTTCAAGGAGTTCGGTATACACGTTTGCGATGACCAGATCATAAGCACGCATCGTGCCTGTCCCAAGAAGATAAGGGGATTGCTTGACAAGACCATAGTCCTGCACGATAACGGGGAGGTGATGGCCATGAAGGATTATTTCAAGTCCATCATAACAGGTGATGGCAGCCAGTGCAGGATGAAACGATTATCTAACGGGGACAAGTCAACGAACGAGATACGAATACTGGAGAGGGGAAGGTTCTGGAAATCCGTGTTATTCAGGGGAGGGACGATAGTTAACGACGTGAACTCCAACATGCCCTTAATATCTTACGTGAACGATTTCAACGGGATAAAGGTATGGTTCGAGGACACTCTTGACGTTTTCCCGTGTAACTACAAGGGGGTGCTATCCTCCCTGATCCTGTACCTGACAAGTAACGTTGATAGCACTTACTTCTCCCCCTCCTTCCCGGACAAGTGTTCGGAATCTTGCTGGGGTGACCCAAGGTTCGTGAACAAGGTGAGGGGATTGATGCACCATCATATCATCCGATCGTTCAAGTTAAACCACCAGACAAGGAAGTATAACGAGTGGAGACACCCGGAGTTATTCTACAACGGTTGGAACGCCGCAATGAAGGACCCGCAAGTGTTCTACATCGTGGCCGATCTTAGACCTGACAAGGAAGGCATAGTTAACACTAGGGATTACAGGTTCGATTGCACGGCGGAGAGACTGGGATTGTGTCAAGACATGGCGAGAGAAGCGGCCATAGTTTACAACACGCTGGTCTTGCAGGGGTGGGACCAGATTTCTCCCAACGAGACGTCTTGCGAGAACTGTCCTTTCAAGTGCAAGATAGCCAATGAAACAAAAAGAATATAAGAGACCGGGGGTGAGGAAGCCCGAATCGCCACGATCGGTGTCAACTTACAGCAAGTATCATCACACGATAGACCGGGAGATAGATAACGACAACATCTGGTACATCGAGATTAACGGGAAGAAGGAACGAAGGATACCCGTCACCCTGTCGTCGTGGGAAGAGATGAAGTTCAAGGCGAAAGAAGACTTGCACGCCGAGGTTATATTGAAGTTTATCGGGAAATCTGGAAGACACGTTGAACGTTTTAAAGATTAAACAAATGGGTAAAAGAGGTTTAAAATTAAGGGTAGACAAGAAAACACGCAACAAGAGGTACACGGCAATGGCGTACCTCAGAAGACACGGGTACGCTGCCAAGGGTAGGGACGTGTTGCTGAAAGAAGGTTCTCCATCCCCCAAAGAACACGAGTACCTTGTATTCCTCATGGAACAAGGATATTGCATATCGCACGGGGAGATAAGCTAATGGAAGAGTTCGTTAGCGTTGAAGACGTCAAGAGAGTGTTCAAGGCGTTTTGTAGCAAGGAACTAATCGGGTGCGGTTCTGACGAGCAAGAATGCGAGGACTGCATCTTCTACAAGAAATACGTCGAACTTTTAAAAGAGAAGGCATGACGGAAGATTTACAAGAGTTAATTGACAAGCTAACATTCGGTTATTAACATGGAACAGAAGAAATCGAAAGTAACCAGCGTCGTCCAAGGACAAGACTGGGTAGGGAAACAAGGTGTTTTTCACACGTGGACCGTCCGTTTCGAGAACGGTGACGTGGGGGGAAACATGACGAAACAAGGTAACAACTGCGCCTTCAAGGTGGGCGAGACGGTTGACTACACGATAGAACCGGGAAACAGGCCGGACAGCTTCAAGGTGAAGATCGTGCCGACAGCACCTTCATCCTTCAGTGGTGAAGGTGGGGGCGGGAAAGGAAAGGTTAACGAGGCTGGTATCAACGCCAACGTTGCATTGAACAACGCCACCCTGTTATTCTGCAAGCTGTGTGACACGCTTGGACAGGAATGGTTAAAAGCGGCGAAAGATCAACCGGAAAGGATCGTCATGATGTACGCTAGAGAGTTTTCAAACTTGTTGAACGAGCTAAGTGGATTGAAATGATAAAGGAACTGGATGACAGGATAGAATTACTGTACAAGGACGTGATGAAGCACCCGAAGGGGAACTTCAAGATGTTGTTCGATGACTTCAAGCAAGACGTGGGAGACATAATGTACGGCGAGAACGAGAAACAACCATCCATGTACGACAAGATGATGGACTTGCTCAACGCTTGTTGCCGGGCCTTCGGGGTTACAACGATGGAAGCGATGGCGGGGGGAAGGGCAGAGTTGCCCGTCCTGCGTGCCGTGACAGCGTTCATAAAGCTAGCCGATGACTCGTACGATAACAGGCACATGACCTGCAAGATTCTGGGCAGGACTAGACAATACTACTACCACTCGATTGCCAAGTTCGAATCGCTCATGTTAACCGACAAGACTTTTCGTGAAACCTATAACAAGTTGAGCCATGATTTCGGAAGAGACGAGGAAACTGATTGAGGAAAACGAGGAACTGGTGGAGAAGAACCTCAGGAGGTGGATAGCCGGGTGCAAGAAGAGAATGACAGCGTTCACTATCCCGACTGACGAGGAAATAATCCAGTATTTCAACGACAAGGGAAAGGTATGCACGTCACAGACCGTGAAGAAAATAAGGACCACGTACGAGGGCAAGGTGGAGGGGAAGTGGATAGATTCTAACGGCAAGGAAGTGAAGAACTGGAAGGGTAAGCTCGACAAGGTGTGGATTCCATACTACCCGTCATTGAACAACATTTACGAGAGGTTTTAATCATGGACAGGGAATTGATCGCTAGAGGCTATTCTTACAATCATGGAGCCATTTTCAAGAAGAGGATATACATTTCTATACCCGAGAGCGAAAAGTGGCTTAAAAACGCTTACTCGTACTTTATAGGAGATTCTTTCAAGTGGATACCCGAGTATGACGAGATTGCTAGCTGGCTGTCCGATAACGAGGGGAGGGGACTGTTCCTCTACGGGACTTACGGGAGGGGGAAAACGGTGTTTATCCGTGACATATTCCCCCTCCTCGCCGAGAGACACGGGAAGGTTGCATCTTACTACACGATGACCTCGATAGGAGACAACCTTGATGACGTGTTGAAGAAGAAGATCGTGTGCCTCGATGACGTGGGGATGGAATCCAAGATCATGACTTACGGCAACGAGAGGCACGCTTTTCCCGAACTCATGGACAGGGCGGAACAGAACGGGAACCTAGTTCTCGTGTCCACCAACCTTAACGCGAGGGGGATAATCGACAGGTACGGGGAAAGAACGCTAGAGAGGATCAAGTCGTGCTGCAAGAGGGTAATGTTCACGGGTCAATCTTTCAGGCAATGACGAATGAAGAACTTGCAAGTAAAATCGACAGGTTGCAAGAATCGATAGACCTGAATAACAGCCTGATGACAGAATTCAACAACAGGCTTGCATCCATACAAGAATCCGTCTCCAACAAGAGGGGGAGGATGGATGCCAAGGAGATAATAAACAACATCATAGGGGACCTCATGGTCCTGTTAATCACTAAACAGCAATAATATGGAAAAAGAAAAGGAAATAGCTAAAAAATTAAAAGAGTTACAGGAACTGGTAGGTGAACTGAAAGAGATGGGGGTGGGGTATTTACTCGTGACGTCTTTCGAGAAGAGTGTTGATGACGAGGGATTCCAAGAATTAAGATCGTCCGTGTTCTCGGATTTCAAGCTGGGAGACATGGCCCCCGCCATAGCATCTTATTTCTCGGAGAATCCTAACATCCTCCCGGTTATCGTTCGAATACTGGCAAGCGGGTTCTCTCAAGAAACGCTGGTAGAAAAGGCGAAAAAAGCGGGGGAGGAACTGGCAAGAAAAAAGAAGGAGTGGAATTAACCACTCCTTTTCTCGCTTAACTGACCCATTCACAAACCATATCTCTAAGTCTTACCACTACCGCCTGTTGAGTTGACAACTGACTGATAGCGTTTCCGTTACCTTGGATAGCTGACATCAACAGTTCACGAGTGGAGTCGTTGTTCAGGATGTTTAATCCCTCTCCCCCGCCATTACCACGGTTTCCGAAGAATCCACCGTTATTATTTCCACCCCATCCCATCAAGATAAACAGTAACAAGATGGCGAAGAAGTCGTTGCCGAACCCGTCACGACCGTTCCCGTCACGGTTGCCAAGCATGGCCAAGATGTTGGGGTCAATACCCTTGTTGTTGTTCATTAACGCCGGTAAAATGGCGGTAAGATCGGCACGCCCACCGGTAGAGGGTTCACCGAACATGAAAATCTTTTCACTTCCCATAAAAATGAGTTTTTTTTGGTTAAACGAATATTTTATCTCGATAAAGTTACGGGAAGGTAGATCGGGGTTCAATTACTTTGCATAATAAACAAAAGCACCTGACTATCAAGTAATCAGGTGCGACAAATTAACAACTTATAATATCTATCCCTATTTCTCGTTTATGAATTCTTCTATCTTGTTGAAGTATTGATCAATGTATTTCCTCTTGTCTAGGTTTCCCTCGAACAAATCTCTAGGAATGGAACCTTCAAGGAATGACAGGTATTCCATGCAGGTGTGCATCACGTCAATCGTGGCGGTGGGGGAGATGTTGTAGAATCGTTTGAGTATTCTTTTCATCTTCCTGTCGTTCAACTTGTTCTTTTCCTTGATTCTTATGAACATGGAATTATACATGTTGTACGTCGTCTCTTCCTCCCCCTCCTTCTTCGGTTGTACCAGTGAACTCTTGGCCCTTCGGTACATCATTAACCTTGAAAACAGGGTGGTGAAATCGTACACCTTGATGACCCTGTTAAGAAACTGCGGGGTTCTTACCCGTTGTTTCATGTTTCTAACTATCTCGTCTTGATATTTTACCATCGTGTTTTATTTTTCATTTGTGCCATTCCCCTCCACAGAACCTGCACTCGAAACGATCGGCGAGCCTGATAACGTGTTCATTCTCATTCCTGTTAATACTACAATTACAAACCGGGCGTGTCTCCCCGTCTATCCTGTTGATCAAATCGTAATCCCATAGAGATAACTTCCCGGGGCAGGGGATGGGTTTAACGAACTGCACCGGGTTAGCAAGTACCCAGTTGTACACGGTACGCTTCTTGGGATGGGGGAAGGTGGGGGATAAGACATTAAATATCTCGTCATCATGTTCTGCCCACACCGACTCGTGGTATACCACGCAATCAACAAGATCAACCCTCCCGATGATAGCTCCCACGTGAGTCAATTGCTCTCTCACCACTTCATCGTACTCTTCTCCTACCGCTTCTAGTTGTTCTTTCGTAAGAAAGCTTTTCAGGTTACCTCCATATATCATCTTGGAGGCGTGAATCAACAACGGGCCACGATAATCCGTTCTCCACGGACGGTTCTCGATGTCTTTAATCCCGTGAACTATCAACGATGCCCACGGCTGTTTAATCGTTAGTGCTTTCATAACATCATCTGTTATTTAGAAATTTGTTCACGAAATAAATCTGTCCCTTCCCCGTTACTTTCGTGGTCGTAGTAACTAGAATATCACCAGAAGGCTTGGTGATAGATGTCTTCTTGATCTCGAATAATCCCATCTCCATCGCTTTTTGGGTGGGTTGGTTGTATGATTCACCGAACTTGCACAGGTACCCGTTATTTCTCAACCATGCGTATAACCTATTCTCTCCCGTGTCCACGCCATTTTGCTTGATCAACTTGGCTAGTTCACGAATCAGGCATGATTTAGTTGAAGTGGCTACCGCATCGGAGAACAATACCTTCGGGGCTTGTTCTTTCAGTTGTTTTTGTTGTGCCTCGATTTGTTCTGCCTGTTTAGCCGCAAGCATTAACGCCTCGGAGAACGATTGAGGAATCTCAAATTTAGAATGAGTTGATTCCAACTCTTCCCATCTGTCTATAATTTTCTCTCTCAACTTTACATCATATCCAGAAGCCAATATTAAACACCCCTTTTTAGTTAGGAAGTAACAAGGACGTTCCATGCCGTTAGCATCTGTGTATGAACCCAATCCAAAATTGGATTCGGATACCCCTTGGTCTAATACGTTTCTAATATCACGCATTACATGAGAATGTTGTTTCCCTGTTATCTCTGCAATTTGTATGGATGTCATTGTTTCATGTTTACCATCCACCCCTGTAATTTTAATAATATCGTTCATATTATTTTAATTTTGATAATATATTAGAATTTTCGAACACCCACAATTTAGCTTTTGGACCCCCACCCATCATAAGCATCTCGATAGCAAGTACAGGATGCAACCACGTGGCGGCTCCTCTCCCCTTGTCTTTCTTTATCACGCTCTCTTCTTTAAGAGTAGATATTAATTCTTTCACGGGATTAGAATTCAACCATTGGGTAGCGTTAAATACTGACTTGTTCTCTTCTATACGAATCCTGTTTATTATATTGCAAACATCAGAACTTCGCACGTAGTTTTTGTCTTCACTTATGCGGACTCTATGCCACATTTCAGTAATAATTTCATTTATTTCCATGATATTAAAATTAAATTTGACTTTGCAAATATACGAATAATATTTATAAAAACAATATATCTGTATATATTTTATTATTGATAAAAATGCATTCCATAAATTTCTATTTAATAAAATTTTATATCAAAAAAATAACCATGATGTTACTATTTGAATCATAGTGTTTTATAAAAACGGGAATTCCCGTTTTTATCGTAACTTGTTGATAATCAGTAAAAGCTAAAATTAGTTAAAATAACATGGATAGACATTCAAATATAGATACTATTGTTTTTAAAATTATTTTTCCATAAGTTTTTATGTACATACATTTTCATGATTGGTAAATAACTTTGTAACAATAGATTATAAAACCATGTTAACGAGAAGTTATGGCAACTAATTGATAATCACGATACGTCGTGTTTCACTACGCCCGTGGTCGGAATTCCGACCTCGCCTGATAATCAGCCGATATGGGAATTCACATATCGGGGAATAAAAAAGATACCCACCCTTGGAGGGGGTGGGCATACTTGATAATTACCAATATGAAACTAACTAACCACTCAAACTTTCTTGTGTTTGATTTTAACCATGTCAATGTAGCGATAAAGCCTTTCTTTCGTTGGCTTGAGTCCACATCTTGATATTTTACTGTTAAACGCACTGTCAGTCTTACCAGTGATCTTCTTCGCTTGCTCATAATTTCCTTTAACGTTGAGGTATGGTTTAAGTACCTCGGTCATTGCACCTATATCATCCTCCGTGATGTTGTCACAATAACCATTATCAATCATGTCGGCGAAGTGCCTGAACAATCTACTTAGATTCGTCAATTTTACAGCACCCATGTTTGAAATATAAAATGGTTGAAGTTACGGCTGATACTACAACAGATACCGAAGCAATACTCAATAATGTCCAGAACTCAATCGTGTAATTTGATAATACATCAATTAATTGTACGCCACATTGTATTAGTAAGTTGATTATTAATACCCTGTGCCATGAACAAAATCTAAATCGTTTCGACAAATGCCATAGCATAATGTCCACGTAAACGGAATGTCCTAAAACATAATCAAAAGACACCACCTCCACATCCATGAGTGATAGCGTAAGAACTATCGCTACATACATGTTTAACAGGATCGGAGCCAATTTTATAAGTCTAACCGTAGATTTCATTTCTTCTTGCTACTTCTTCTAGGTTTACCATCCCATGTAATCTTTCTTGATGCAGTTGCTGGCCTCATTATGGGCCTGCGAACTGATGTCGTTTTCGTGTTTCTAGCCATACGCTTTTATTTTCGTTATAAATGCACGTAATAAATGGTTACCATGCAAGCCCGTTGGACTTGAAAGCGTTACCCGTGTCATTCCATCTCTTGTCATCGGCATCCTGTCTCCTAAGGAATGACGCCTCGTCTCTTAGAGCGGTTCTGACGTTAGCCGTCAACACGTTCGGGATAATGAAAGTCATTAACTCGAAAAAGTCCGCAGCCATCCGAACGGCATCTTGTTGACTCTCGGATAACGGTTCGTTATCTTGCGCCCTCTGGTATATATCCGCCATGTTCTCTATATTGTTACCAATAGTATTCACGAATATACCGATAGCCGGAAGAATCTCTTGTATTAACTGGAAACCGTTCATGCTTAGTGGAGTCTGTCCTCTTGCGTAGCTGATGTATCCCGATCCTCTCTCGATCAAGTCGTAAGTTTCAGAATCTATATACCCCTCGTTCATGGAGTATTTTGCCGCCCCCAAGAAGAACGAGTGTGCCAGGTTAGCCGCCATCGAGTACCTACCGAAGAACATTCCAGCCAATCCCGTGCTACCGTTTCTCAACATCTTGTCCACTATCTGATTTGCCACTTCCTCCTCGTCTCCATCCCCACCCGTGGCGAGCAAGTATCCCATGTACGTTGATATTGCTGGCTTGGTGATATTGTATCCTTGACTTCGTACTAACCGGCTAATTAGCATGGTGAACCCGTCATTAAATAATTTGGCGTTGCCGTCCTTGGCTCCCGCTATCATTTTCCTCCAACCTATACCCATCATCTCTACCTCTTTTATGGCGAATGATAACATGAACCCTATCCATCTACCGTTAATACTTTCCCTTGATATGTTTTTCTTACCGATCCCTATGATATTAGATACCCAGAATGGTAGCGCCCTCGTCTCGTGAGCCTGAGAGACAGGCAATATCGTGGAGAAAGATTCCTGCGTTCTCTTCACGGCATCAAGATGTGCCACCCTAAACGCCTCTCTCGTTGCCTTCCTGTATTTAACATCAGCTTGCCACTTGTCACCGTCCCAGTCCTCGCCGTTCAACTCCTTGAACCTCTTGTTAAATATCCTCATGTACATGTTGGACGAGGTTATTATATCCGGGGTTCTGATCCAATAGTCAACAGCTTTCTCGTTCAGGCTCTTCTTCTTACCGTAAGACTCTCGTGTCAACTCGCTCAACTTGGAAACGGTAGAAGTTTCCGGTAAACCGTAGTACTCGAAAGCGTCCCTCATATTTCTTAACTGGAACACGTTCTTTATCATTGTTACCGGGTTGACGCTAATACCATCACTTATGATAGCACCACCGATGTTGGTTACCATCTCGGTAGCCATCTTGGGGACGTTAACAAGCAAGGTAACACGTGCGGCGCTAGTTATCTCTTGATTCAACTTGTTCCACATGTTACCCATCCCGTTGTTCAGGTTATCAAGATGATAAGCGCTCACCACCCTGTTCTTTATGGTACGGAGCCATTCTTGAAGGATCATCCTAGCATCAGGATTATCTCTCAACTCCTTCCCCCTTATCTCGTCATTAAAAGCGTTAACCACGCCGTTGTAAGGATGCACCACGTAGAAGTCTAGCGTTGCCTCTTCCACGGTTTTAGTTATGACATTAGCGAGGTTGTAGTCAATAGAATGTATTCCACCCCTACGAGCGTGTACTGCCGTGGGGGAGGGGATGTTACCGTTGTAATTATCCTTCGTCATCTGTTCGAGGGCATCTATCGAGCTTAAATCCATTCTCCCACCCCTGACTCTTGACGGGAAATAATTTGACTCGTAGAACTTGGGATTCGTCCCACGGAATGATGCGTTGGCCATGTTGATCTCTTTCAAGTTATCAAGAACTTGACGGGCGGCTCCCATCAAACGACGAACGGATACCTCGTCTTCCCCTAGATTCTTCAACGTGGCCTCCACGTCAACAGCCCCTTGCATGGGTCCGCTCTCGTGATAAACGTAGTATTGAAGCGCCCCTTTCATGTCGGCAGCTTCCATTGGTGTTTCCTTGACCGCCTTCTCGTACAGGTACTTGAAATATGACCGTTCCCCAACGTCTACCGTTTCGATCGTGTCTCCTATCGTGTTGGTCTGGTAATCAAGCTCCTTCATCAACATGGCGGCGAGGTTTCTAAGGTTTATACCTTTCCTTGACGTGAATATGTTGTAATTATGAAGCCTGCCCCGGGCGTTAATAGTGTACTTGTTCATGAACTTGTTAAGGGCATCGTTCCAAGGTTCAAGCAATTTCGCCTGTTCCACGTGCGCCCTAACGGTAGCCGGCTCCATGTACTTGGCAACTATATTATCGTATATCGGCGTGCCATCCCTCGTCCATAACAGGTACTCTGCCGTGTTCAAGTCACGAATCCCGAGTGCCGCCCTAAGTCTCTCGGAGTCTTGCCTGAACTTCTTGAACTTCCTGGAATCAGCCGCCCTTTTCACTTTTGCCACGATGCCGTTATCCCCCTCCATGCTGCCCTTGACATCATGACGGATCAAGTCTTCCATCGCCTTGGCGAGTTCTCTAGTGGTGTAACCGTTGTTCAAGTTATACAATGAGTTATACATCCTTGATAATTGAGCGTTGGTTAGGGTGGGGATATTGGAACGATTCTGGTCCATGATGTCAACCATGTAGGAGAGTGGACTCCCACCGGTCGGGTGTAGTAACGTGGCGTCATCAAGCTCCATGTTCACTTGTTGTTCTATACCTTCCCTCACTTTCTTGGACACGTTATTCAGGCCCATGTCACCATTCATGAACTCGTCAATCATGTCCCCTATCATAGTGACCTCTTCCGGCGTGATAGCCCCTTCCGAGGCCATCCTTGCTACCTTGTTACGTATGTTGGTTAACGACCTCATGTACTTGTTAACCTCGTTGAACGTTGGCATATCCACTAGGTTCTCTCTTATCACGTCAAGTCGATCACCTATATTTGATATGTATTTTCTCACGGAATTCAAGTTCCATCCCTTGACCGTTTCATTAGAAACTTCCTCCGGGTACCTGTCTATAAGGTAATCAGTAGTCTCGGAAAACCTGCCATCTATTATGTCTGATATTATATCATCACGAAGGGCCAAGTCTTCCTGTGACATCTTTCCAGGGTCCATGTCAAGGAGCCTGTTAACTTTTTCTTTCCTCTCTTGACTTAAAGAAGACTTGTTAACTTTCGATCTAGCTTTATTGACGTTAGACTCTCTTTCCTCCACGGCGAACTTTGCCTGTTGATCGGTAACGTACTTGTTAATTTTATTGATCAACGACTCGAATTGCGCCCTACTATTTATCCCCCTCGACAAGCTCGACATTATCGACTTGTACTGGGATTGAGACAACAACTTCTCGCTCCCCTTTATCGCTTCACGCACCTGACGAATCTTTCCCTTCAAGTCAGAAGCTCCCTTGGTGTAAGCGCTAGACGCTATCCTGTTAACCTTAGTCTTGATCCTGCCAAGGTTATCTTTTGGAGTGATATTACTAACACCAGAGGGCCTCTTTATGTAAGGAGAGTTATCTCCAAGGACGAGATCATGGTTCTCGTTGAATTCCTTGTTAGCTTGTCTCTTCTCTTCTTTAGATAACGCCTTGTAAGCGTCACTTGCTTTAACCCTCGCCCATGCCATATCCTTGGCGAAAACACCACTGGAATTCTTGTTCTTCGAGTACCAGTCAACCGCCTCGTTCATCGGTAACTTGTCGAGGAGGGGGGTCTTGCTTACTTTCTCTTCTTGTTGCTGGAGTGTACTTTCAGTCCCGTCGACTTCTGACACACCGCCCACGGGTTCACTTTCTTTCCTGACTTGCTGTTCTGTGCCTTCACCTTCCGAACGCACCTCTCTAGTTTCGCTGGCATCTTGCTTAATTTTACCTTGTTCAACATTATTTTCTTGGATGGGGGTGAGGGCATCGTAATCGACCACCGACACGTTACCTTCCGCATCCTCCACTTCTATCTTACCTTCTTCCACCACGTTTTCAGTGGCGGTAACTTCTTTACCATCAAGGATAAACTTGTCTCCTTCCGCCTGGAAATTCTTGTCATCCATGATCTCGTTGTAATTTTCAACCAGTTCCATGTTCTTGTACATGGAAGTGTACTGGAAATATTTTATGGCATCATGGGCAAGGTCTTTTCTCTTCTTCACCACCTCCCCACCTTTCGTTGCCTCGTCATAATACCCGTCTATCGCAGAGTTTATCTCGTTGGCTATCGCCTCGTGACGTCTTTCTAGCGTTAAAGTACCGTCATTCATTAGGTTATCTATCTTCTCCTTCAAGGCAGAAGGTAACTTCTTCCCGTAAGAATCAGACTTGTAAAGAGTCTTTCCCATGCTGGGTTGTTTACTTATGGCGTTAACACCCAACCCGACGGCCCCGAATCCAAGCGACATTAACCCTATCGAGTACACCATGTTCAAGTCTTCTGGCTTGTATATCTCTCTGGTGAGATACCCTGACTCTCCCCTGTCTATCGCCGTGAAACCGCCCCTTATCAAGTCTCCAACCTTTTCCTCTCCCATCTCTCCTATCGTCCCGGCAACCCACCCGGAGAATCCTCTTTGACCGTAACCGGCGTAACCTCCACGATACATGAACTGGTCAAACCCTCTCTTTAACAAGTTGCCCCCACCCCGTACACCGGTAGCTTTTGGAGCTTTCCCCACGAAAATTCTTTCCGTGAAATTCTCGATCACGAGGTCGTAGTAATTATTGAATAGCGCCTCGTTTACAGGCATGCCGTTCGCCACGTCGTTACTAACACGAGAATAAAACGTGGGTTGAGCGAGAACCTGAACGGACGAGTCGAAAGCGCTTTTAGCGACTCTTGACGACAACTTCCCGGCACCTGACGCTATTTTGGTGCTAGCCACCTTTGACGCCGCACCGGAAACTGTCTTGGCTAGAGAGCTGGAAGATATGGTTTTAACAAGATTGGTGGCCGTTGCTTTCGACAACAACTTGCTAGCACCAGATGTTAAAGCCGTTCTTACCCCTCCCGTCACGGCACCTGACATGGCGAACTCTACCATGAACCCGACAGACTCCCCGGTCATCTTCCCGATGTCAAACCATTGTCCAGTTTGTTCTCCAAGTACTTCTAGCGACCTTGCGTTCACGGAGAAAGATTCTAGCAAGTTTAACTCTTCCGGTGTCATCTCTTGCATGGCTATACTAGATACCATGTCGTTAAGTTTCGCTTCCTTGACAGAAGATTCCATCATCGTGTCGGGAGGGATAACCTCTCCATCAGAGGACAGGTAAGAGGTGTTCGATCTCAACTCTGGATGATCCTGTAACACCCTGTTATATATGTCACCGAGTTTATCGTTAACCTCTTTCATCTTGCTATCCCTTCCCACGTTACTCATGGTCATGGCTATTGCGGAGAAATGATCAACGATACCTTCCTTGGCCCCGCTCAAAAACTGGTTACCTCCCTCTTTTAACTTCTTGGCTAGGTCCAGATTCTTTCTCGTCATGTCATTGAACAACTGGGCGGCGTTCATGGAGGCACCCTCTTTCTGTAACATGGCAAGTGCGGCTATACCTCCCGCCCCCGGAAGTCCAGCACCTATCGCCACCGCCTTGTTAGCGGTCTCCGCTCTCTTCTTGGCACGTTCACCGGAAGTTTCCTCGTACACGGCACTCGTTTCCGCCGACACCTTGTTCAATTTCTTGTACATCTGGTCTATGTCAGGAGCGAGGTAATCGGCATCCCTCGGGTCCATGTAAGTTCCCTCTAGCATCACCCCGTACCTTTCAAGCTCTTCTCTAGGCACGACGTACGTCTTCGAGTCCGGGTCATAAACCATGCCGACACTATCAGCCACTCTCCTTGCGTACTCGTTTAACTCGTTTTCACCCCCCTCTCCCAGTTGTATTGATTTCCTCGTTACCCTCTCGGTGAATAGCTCGTTCTTCTGGAAGGGGGTAAGTTCTCCTTTCGACTTGTACCAGTCTTCCACGGATCGTATGGAAGTGTCAAGACGGAATTCCTGCCTCTCGTCGTATCCTTCCGGGAGTAAACTTTTCTTGACATCATCCGTCATGTAATCCATCATTGACTTGGTGTAATTAGGGTCCACGACGTTGTACTTGTCAAACAAGTTATTCATGGTATCCTCGGTAACATCCCCGGCTGTTCCACCTAGATTGATTGATATTTTCTCCATCAATCTCGTGGGATCACCACCAGTTGACTCCCATATATCGTCAACGTCCGTGTCCGTTATTCCAGAAGCGTCCATGCCTTGATACGTGGCTATATCCACGAGTATATCCTTGTACAATGACTTATCAACTTTTCTTCCGTCATTCATGGTCATCTATTTTAATCCATTCACGAAATCGTTAACATCTCTTTTAACACCGGGAGCGCTAGGTGCGATCATGGTACCGGTGTTATTCCTGTACCTGTAAAAATTCGGGTTTGTCTCCATGCCGTAACTACCTCTCGTGTATATGCCTGTTAACTGGTTTAACGCCGAGTTCAATTGTTCTGCGGCAGATTTTGCGGTACTAAGATTGATCTTCGCTATCTCGTTTCCAGTTGCTGGGTCTTTTATCACTAGATAATCACCCATGTAACCAGACCATAAACCACCGTTACTCCTTCTTGATTCAATAGATATTACTCCTGAACTCTTGGCTCCAGCTATAATATCTTCCACGTTTTTGACGAAATCATCGGGTTTATAGCTTTCAGGAGATGATAACGTGGTGGACGCTAGCTCTTGCAACCTGGAAACAACCGGGCGCATCCTGTTATAAACCGGGTTCTTGTTTTCATCCCTCCCCGCTACCGGTTCGACACGGGGGGAGACGTTATAATTGTACCAGTCTCTCAAGTCAATGTCAAGGATTTTCTCCTTGGTTTGAGCGCCTGAATTATAGTAATTAGCCAGTATATCGTAAGCCCTCTTCACGCTAGACGGGTCGTTAGCATCAAAATTAATCGTGAACGGTTGATCGAAATTAACCGGACGACCCTGTTTCTTCTTGCCCTCTCCAAGGAAGTGGAACGTGGTGATGTCTCCCTTCGCCGTGATGTCGTTCAGTTGAGCCTTCCTGTTCACTCCGTTATCATCAATGTAGGCTGATGATTTATTCCCGACGAACATTTGAATCGCCTCCTTATGCCCGTTAAAGGCGTTGGGGATGGCGTCCATGACCGGTTCAATGAAACGGTTGTCACGAGAACCACCCCCGTAACCCTGGTAGCTCGGGTCTTTCTGCAACGATCTCTTGACATTCTTGTCGGCAGCCATCGCCACGGCGTTAACGTAATACGCTCTAGCCTCTCCAGGCGTGTTCCACCTTCCTTCTTTCACCCCCTTGCGCATGAACGGGTCGTTGTCGTAGTTATTGCCGAACCTCATGTCCCAAGCCTCTCCGGCACGTGTTCTTATGTCCTCTATATTACTGGTCTCTATATTCGTTATCGTCCCATCGGGATTTCTCACGAAATTTCTTATCACTGAATCACCCACCGCCTTCGCACCATCATCCAGCATACCTTGCAAGTCAACGTAAGGTTTTAATTTACTAGACAATTTAGCCTTCAACTCCGATGGAGAACCTGTCGCTATCGGCCTACCCTTTCTATCGTATATGGTGTAGTTTAACATCCCGTTTTGATACCACATGTCAATACTATCTCCAATACTGTAAATACCGGTGCTTTTCTGTTTAACACCATTCTCCCCGGCAGACATGATAGCGTATCCTATGTCGTTTACCAGATCGGCGTTCATGACTTCATCTATACCCCCCTTCCCCGTCTTTGCAAGGTCTTCAAGAAACCCTTGAAAATCTTTCATCTGGTTGGTGTAAGATGCGGCCTTGTTCTTCATGTCACCGATCTTTACCATTATCTCTGACTTGCGAGTGGGGGTGATAAGCGGGTTCGCAAGTTCCCTCCTCATGTCAGCTATCTCGTTCTGGGTATGCTCCATCAATATCGCTATACTGTCCCTGTCGAAAGCCTGTGGTTGAAGGTCTAGCGCACCGGTAGCCAGCTTGTCAAATTCCTTCAAGTTGGCTTGTAATTCATCTTGAGCCTCTTTCGCTTGTTTGGCATACAATCTTTCTTGCTCAAGCTCCATAGCTTTTAGTTGCATCCCCATGTTAAGGGAATTCATCGCAGTTTGCCCGAAATCGGCCTCGATGGGTTTCACTCCCATGTAAGCCTCTCCTGTATATTGATTCGCCATGTTACTTCAATTTTAACGTTGGTTGGGGTGGCATAACTGATGTTACTGGTGTACCGGTGCTAGTAAAGTTACCTAGCTGTCCTATACCTAGTGAACCTGTTGACGTCATGGGGTCAACGTTCTTCCTCCTGGTCAAGTCAAGACCTGATGACATCCCACCTATTGATTGTAAACCGCCTAACGCCTCTGTCATCCCGGCGTATTGCCCCTGCCTTCCTGCCTCGTACAAGGCACCCTGCCCGGCAAGTTCCCGTTGTTCACGGTTCTCTCTAGCCTGGAACTCCCTGTTCTCCTGTTCAGCCGCCATGATGGCTTGCTGTTTCTGTAACTCGTACAACTGGTTCTGGAAGTTAGCCGCCAGTTGTTCCTCTTGAGCGTAAGTCTGCTCCTGTATGCCGGGAAGTAAGGACAACCCCCTCGCCCCGGCAGAGGATGCCTGTTCTGAATAGTTAGCCGACTCTTGCTGTACCCTCTTCAATTGTTGAACGTACTGGTCGGTTGGAGTGTCTACCGCCATGAGATAGTTGTTGAAATCTATCTCTTGACGCTGGTAGTTGTCAATGTTCTTCTTCGCTTTTTTCGCCTGTTTCGCCTCTTTCACGGACTTGGCTACCCCTAAACCCGTTGATGCTAGCGCCGCTCCGGCAAGGATGATAGATGTCGCTGCTGCCATCACTTTAAAATTTTAATCATTTGAACCATGTTCGTGTCACTAATCTCGAAACCACATTTCTTGAGGCCGTTCACGAGACCGGCATCGTTAGAAGTGGTAAATATCGCTTCCACGCCCGTTGCCCGCAGCATGGATTCTAACTCTTCAACCAAGAACTCTTTCGCCCCCCTCTTCCGGGAAACGTCGATCTTCTTGCTTGTCAATAACCATTCTAGCCAGCATATTCCCGTTCCTGTCATGTACACGAAAGCCACGTACAACGGGCCTTCATCGTCTTCCACGATACAGCCAGAAGATGGAAGGAAGGATGGGGGTACTGGCTTCCACCCCCACTCTTCCCACCATTCGCTTATCATGGCATGATCGGACGGTTCGTAATTCCTAATTTTAAATTTTCGATTCATCTATATCTAGTTGTATTGATTTAACGAGTAACTTCTCTTTGTCAACGCTAAAGTACGAAATTATTTCGAGATATTTCCCCCTGATAGCGTCACCGTTAACCCCGTCATCAACCTTGACGTAAAGCACCTGACCTTCCTTGATATTCACCGGGTCTTCAAGAGTTATCTCGTCATCGTTTATCTCCTTGATGCAAGATACTTTTTCCCCGTCCTTGAACACGTCAAGCCCGGTATCCACGAGGTTCGCCGTGTAAGTCCTGAAAGTGTCAAGAGCCTCCTCGTCTCCAGCCGCCACGTAAAGCAATACCGGTTGAGACGTGCCTTCCGCCTTCGGGATGAACGATTCTAGCAAGTTCTCCTTCTTCTTGAAGTAAGATTGATCTATCGTTCTCTCCAAGTCAAACGTCTTGAACGTGGTGGTGGAGGGTGGGGTGTTGGATTCCATTACAATGCTATTATACACCTTGTTTGAATCCATGTACTCGTTGTTCACCATGTGAATCTTGCTCGTGACGGTCTTGCCCAGTAACAGGTTCTGGTATCCCGGTTCCCCTCCCATCCTTCTTATGATGGTATCCCTCGTGGAGAAACAGTAAGCGCCGGCTCTAGCCATGAGGTCAGGCGCCATGTCGTAGAATGACGTCCACCCGTCAACCGGCTCCATGAAGTTCACGCAACAATCTTTCATCCCCACGATGTACGAGGATGTCTTTGGATCGTAAGCGCCACACTTCACCCCGCTCGTGGTTAACTTGTCGTGGAAATAGTTAAGCATGCCGTAAGAACTGACGGGGAACAACCCGTTGATACTCTTCCGTATCACCTGACCCGTGTTCGTGTCAACGAAGAACCGGGAGTTGCCGTAACGTGAATAGGTCTCGTAGTGAGACATCCCGTAATCCTCGGCGTACTCTTGTTGCTCGCCGAAAGTGTCTTCCGACTTAGCCACGATCGGGCTACCGGTGGCGGAATTAAGTATATTCTTCTTGTACATCACCCGGCTGCACTTGTTCCTCTGGTACACGTCTATATCGGAACCTATGTCATCAATCTTCACTATCTCGCCGTATTTCTTGGAAAGATCAGTGTAATTGATCAGGGACTGGTTGAACGATGCTAGACCGTTATCTTTCGTGTCCTCCACGTACGGCTCTGACACGGTAAGAGACGCGTACCTGTCCTCCCGGCTGTAATTATCCGATATGGCGTTCGGTCTTCCCAGAGTGGTGAACAACGTCCCGTTAGAGAACTTGTTTATCTCTCGTGCCGGACCGGTGGTAATCATCACGTCCCCGTCACTGTCTAGGACGTAGGAACCGGCAAGTCCCGCCGCCACGTCATGAATGCCGGGTATTTCTTGATAAACCACGGTATCGTCCTTGGTCTCGTACATGATAAGGTAGAACACGGACGTGGTCCATCTCGATTCCTTCTTGAGGATGTCGTCTTCCGTGTACCCTTCCTTGGCGGATGGCTCTATAATCAAGTAACGACCGTTGGGAACGTCCACCTTGTCAGGGTCTCCCATGTCAACCTTGGTACCGTCTGACAGCGTTACAGATAATTTTCCCGGTTCTCCCTGCACGATCACCTTGTCTTTCACCTCGAATATGTACCCTTTCGTGGATACCTCGGTGGCTATCGTCTCCATCTCCGATACCAGTTCTAGCTTGTCACCGGGGGTGGGGACTATCCACGGCATGGACGTTATTTCCAGGTAGAACTTCCCGTTTATCACGTAAGCGTTATCGAAACCGTCGATCACGTCGAATAGCACCTTCGGGTTTCGTCTGGCGAACTTGAACTTGGTCGCCCATGACGGGGCCTTCCCCTTCACGATAACGGTTGCCACACGACCGATGTTAGCGGCGTCAGCGTTTATCCTTGGAACGGTCACGTCAACGGGAGCCAGCACGGGTGAACACCTCCCGAAGTCATCCATGAAGATGATACCGTAACCTTGAGTCGTCCCGGTCTTTAAAGAGTACGTCGTGGAAGTGGTGGGGGAGTTGTTTATCTCCACCATCAGGGACACGTCCGTGTCTATGTCGAAACCATCAACGTACCCCCCGAATAGCAGCGAGTTCTGTATTATCATGCAACTTCTAGCCATCATGGGGACGTTATCGAACAACTTGTTCACGTCCTTCATCGGGATTAGGGGGTAGTTGCCGGAGTAAGAGAACTTGTAGGTGTAGTCCACGTTATCTTCCAGCCCCAGTTTCTTCTTGTCTATGGTTTTCACCTTGTACATCCCCTGCCCCGTCTTCATGAGTATCTCTATCTTCTCCACGTGTTCGTTACCTGTGTTCACCGTCACGTTCACGGCGGAGGTGGCGTTACTGATCTCGTTAAGCGTCTCGTTCGAGTACGATCCACGCACGTAAGAAACTGACGCCCCCACCACTCCCTCGTGAGAGTAGTTGTTTATCTTGGTTATCGACAACCCGTAGTTCTGCGAGGCGAAAAGGTAAGCCGTGTTACCGTTGATGGCCGTCACGTAAAACGTTCTACCGTCAGGGGACATGGACATACCGGTCACTTGATAGTTCTGCGGGTCACTCACGTACTGGGGGGTAACCTTTGACATCGTCTTACCGGAGTCTTTCGAGTAGTATATGGTGTCAACGGTCTTGCCGGCGAGGGCGAAGAACTTCCCGTTAGAAGAGCAACACATGAACTCGTTGACGAGGGAGGTGGATACCGTGGTGAAGTTCTTCCCGTAGTTCTCGGATACCAGCGTGTACTTGTTGTCGGTATCGAAGTTCTGGTTACAGGATACGTACACGCCGCTACCGTCAGAATCGCATATAATCTTCACTCCCCTCGGCTTGCTTATTATGGATATGAAGTCATTCAATTTCACTTGAGTGAACGTGCCTCCTTTCCCGTACTCGGAACTGTAAGCGAACTCGCTCTTGTACACGACGTACACTTGCTTTCCAGAATCCGACATGCAGAAACCTCCCTCGTACCGGTCACCGTCCCCCACGAACCCTTGAATCTCTGACAGGGAGTTATCGTTCTTGTTGTACTCGAACAGCATCAACTGCCCGTTATTACTTCCAGATGCACCATGAGTTCTAGCGTAATATATTTGATCACCAGCCTTGTTGATGTCACCACCGTCGTTCTTGTTTCCGAACATGTCACCCACCACGTCGATAGCATCAGCGTTCGTCTTGAAGTGAGTGAAATACCCCCTCCCCGCCGGGTCCAGGTAATTATCCGTTGTACCCGTGAACGCTATAACACCCTCCGAGTGAAAGCTCGTGTCGTTTGCGTCAAAAGACCTCGTCTTGAAAGACTTCAAGTAAGCCTTCGAGAAACTGGTGTTAGGTAACGACATGGAAAGCTCGTGAGAGGTCCAGTACGTTTTCACGCCAGAAACCGGGTCCATGTAGGAGTTAACGAACTTGACCTTGTCCTTGTACACGTAACACTCTACCATCATGTCGTACTCTACCTTTTTCGAGTCCTCGTCATCAAGCTCGGACGTCGAGGTGGAATAAGGACTGATGGCTGACGTCTCACGGGTATCGTAAATGTAGCGAGCGGCGAACAACGGGTTGATGTTACGCATCTCCCCCAGCTCCGATTTCTCGGCTATCTCAACGTCAACGGAGAGAGGTGGACGTTTAACCAGCTTCATCGCCGTCCAGTCATAAAACTTGAAGTACCCTCTCGTCTTGCTGGTGTCTATCTCCACCGGCTCGTTGGTCATCCAGTCGTGGAACACCATGATGTCGTTAAGCATGACGAACCCGCTCACCCTCGTTTGAAGGTTGAAGGGGGTGACAAGGTCCTGCGTGAGTACCTCCGGGGTGGAATCGTAAACGAAGGTGGTGGGCAGCATCTTCATCGCCCTCGCCTCCATCTTCTCCATGTCCACCTTGTAGATCGTTCCACCGTCATACGAGTCTCCCTTTTTCGGGGGTATGTCAAAACGGAACCTCTTGATAACAACGCACATGTAATGGTTGGTCTTCGGTGCCAGTTGAAGCCCGAGGAAACCGTACACGTACGCTTGATCCTTGTCGTACTCGGTGGACGTCCAGTAGTAATTACCGGAGCCTTCCTGCTCGTTCACCAGTGGTACCGGTGCTGACAAGGCACGAGCCGAACGGGTGGTGGGGGTGTCCTCTTGGACCTCCACGGCGGTACCCACCCCTATGTACTGGTTGTTGAACGTGATGATGTCTTCCTCCCTCTCGGAGATAAGGAACTTCCACGTCTCCTCGATGTTGTCTATCACGTCCTTGATCTCTTCCTTGGACGGCACGTACCACCCGAAACCTTGATTGTAGGCTTGCGTGAACACCGATTGATCGTCCTTCTTGTTGTGAAGGAAACATATCGTGTTGCGTAGACCGTCTTCCTCCCGCAAGGTGGATAGCTGGTCAACGAGGACGTGGCTTCCCTTGCCGGTAACGGAATCGTATTCCAGTATAGAAAAACCGCCTTGCTTGAGGGCGGTGAACAGGTATATCTTGTTGTTGTACTCGTACATGCCGGCGGTAACCGATCCGGCCGTGAACAGTGGCTCGTCGATGACCACCCTCGTCCCGTCCATGCTCTCGATGACACCGGAGTTCTCGTTATCGGTGTCTATCACACGGACGTTTCGAGCCTCACGGTATTGCCCCTTCGGCATGTAGCGGGGGTCGATGTCCATGTTCATCTTTCCCCCCGAGAAATCTTGTATTACCTTCATAATAAATAATTTGATGAACCACAAAAATAAATATTACATTGAAATAATCGAATCATTATTACTTTTTTATATGAATATTTTTCAAATATTTGAATATATCAGATATGTTTTGTATATTTGCGACATGAAACTGACATTGAAAATAAAACTTCTTCCAACTGGCGACCAGTATCAAGCTCTTCTTGAAACGATCAAGGAAGCTAATGCGGCTTGTAACCTTATCTCTGAAATCGCTTGGCAGAATAAAGTTTTTAATCAATTTAAACTTCATCACTTGTGTTATAATGACATTAGAGACAAGTTTAAACTTTCCGCTCAAATAGTTGTTCGTTGTATTAGCAAAGTTGCCGATGCGTACAAGCTTGACAGGAAGAAACGACGTGTTTTCAATGAACTTGGAAGTATAAGCTATGATAGCCGTGTACTTTCTTATCATGGAAACGTTGCTTCTATATGGACTGTTAACAAGAGGCAGAAGGTTGCTTTCGTTTGTCATAACACTAATTACATTCCATATATCAAGGGAGAAGCCGATCTTGTTTTCAAGAGAGGCAAGTTTTACCTTTTTCAAACGGTAGAAGTTCCCGAGGAAGACATGGAAGATGTTGAAGAGTTTATCGGTTGTGATTTTGGAATAACTGATATAGTCTGCACGTCTGACGGTAAAAAATACTCTTCTCAATTTCTTAACCAGTACAGGGAAAAACGAATGAAAATTCGTGGTTCTATTCAATCCAAAGGCACTAGAGGTAGAACACGTGAATGTAAACGTGGATGCGCTAGACTCTTGAAACGGCTTAAAGGGAAAGAGAGAACCACGGCAACGATAATCAATCACACCATCTCCAAGCGAATAGTCAATGAAGCTAAAACTAGAGGAGTTGGCATCGCTATTGAAGACTTGACAAACATCCGATCTAATTCCAAGCGTGGGAATAAAACGTTCAAAAGAGAACTTAACTCTTGGAGTTTTTCCCAACTCAGGTCTTTTATTGAATACAAGGCTAAAAGGGATGGAGTACCGTTGATTGTCGTTCCACCAGCATATACTTCCAAGACTTGTTCCAAGTGCCATCATATTGGTACTAGGAATAACAAGTCTTTCAAGTGCAAGCATTGCGGGAACGATATGGATGCGGATATTAATGCCGCTATAAATATCGCCCTGCTTGGGGCTGCAATAAAACAGCCTGAAAAATCGGGTATGTGGTGTGCTAATTTGCATATCTCTGCTTAGGTTTAAATTCAAAAGATGTTTTATTCTTGCAATGATAGTTTATAAGGCTCTGAGTAACGCTTGAATAATTTCCTCTCTCTTGAAGTTTATTTCAAACTTGGCGTCCTTGTAACGACGGTTCTTCTCTGCCTTCGCCCGTATCTTCTCGTTCATCGGCACGTTACGCCTTCTCTCGATGATCCGCCAGTATATGTCAGCTTCCAGGTACTTCTGCAAGTACGGGTGAACGTTGATCTTCGTGATGTCCGTGAAGTCCACGTTGGACACGTAGCATATAAGGATACGATCGTAACCCTCCGGCACGTCGTCGAAGGTGAGGGTGTTGTCCCTGTAATCGAACTGGTAACCGTTCTTGCTAACGAGGAAAGAGTTGTGACGGCACGGCAGCATGCACTCGGCTGACTTCATGCCGTTGAGATCAACCCCCTTCACGATCTCGTAGTCGTTGTTGTCTATCATCGTTTCTTCCTCGTTCGTCAGGATGTTCTGGGCGGCGTACACGTCATCGTTCTTGAGCATGTACGAGTACCACGTGTTGATGTTATCGTTGTAGAGGGCGGGAATCTTGTACCCGTCGTGCAGGAAGTAGATGGCTATGTAGTCGATGAAGTCGTTAGGCATCCTGAACTTGCCCACGGCGTTCATCTCCCCCTCCGCTTCCTTGTATTGCTTGTCACCCACGTATCGCAGTTCCTCGACCGCTCTCTGGGCGTGTTTTATGACCAGTTCCCTGCTGACACCGTGAACGTAACTGTCCGGGTCAGTGGCGTCTATTAACACCGAGTCGATAATATCTGTTAGTTTAACGTTCATAAATATTGGTCTAAAGATAGCCACAAATATTTAAATTGTGGGAGGAATTGAACCACTTTCCTTTTTTTATATTAATAATATTATTCTTCAAATATTTGAATGCATCAGATATATTTTGTATGTTTGTGGCATGAAACTGACATTGAAAATAAAACTTCTTCCAACTGGTGACCAGTATCAAGCTCTTCTTGAAACGATCAAGGAGGCTAATACAGCTTGCAACATTATTTCTGAAATAGCTTGGCAGAATAGAGTGTTTAATCAATTTAAGCTTCATCACTTGTGTTATAATGGCATTAGAGACAAGTTTAAACTTTCCGCTCAAATAGTTGTTCGTTGTATTAGCAAGGTTGCCGACGCGTACAAGCTTGACAGGAAGAAACGACGTGTTTTCAATGAACTTGGAAGTATAAGCTATGATAGCCGTGTACTTTCTTATCATGGAAACGTTGCTTCTATATGGACTGTTAACAAGAGGCAGAAGGTTGCTTTCGTTTGTCATAACACTAATTACATTCCATATATCAAGGGAGAAGCCGATCTTGTTTTCAAGAGAGGCAAGTTTTACCTTTTTCAAACGGTAGAAGTTCCCGAGGAAGACATGGAAGATGTTGAAGAGTTTATCGGTTGTGATTTTGGAATAACTGATATAGTCTGCACGTCTGACGGTAAAAAATACTCTTCTCAATTTCTTAACCAGTACAGGGAAAAACGAATGAAAATTCGTGGTTCTATTCAATCCAAAGGCACTAGAGGTAGAACACGTGAATGTAAACGTGGATGCGCTAGACTCTTGAAACGGCTTAAAGGGAAAGAGAGAACCACGGCAACGATAATCAATCACACCATCTCCAAGCGAATAGTCAATGAAGCTAAAACTAGAGGAGTTGGCATCGCTATTGAAGACTTGACAAACATCCGATCTAATTCCAAGCGTGGGAATAAAACGTTCAAAAGAGAACTTAACTCTTGGAGTTTTTCCCAACTCAGGTCTTTTATTGAATACAAGGCTAAAAGGGATGGAGTACCGTTGATTGTCGTTCCACCAGCATATACTTCCAAGACTTGTTCCAAGTGCCATCATATTGGTACTAGGAATAACAAGTCTTTCAAGTGCAAGCATTGCGGGAACGATATGGATGCGGATATTAATGCCGCTATAAATATCGCCCTGCTTGGGGCTGCAATAAAACAGCCTGAAAAATCGGGTATGTGGTGTGCTAATTTGCATATCTCCGCTTAGGTTTAAGACCATAATGTTTATTTATAGTCATTTTATATGGCGTTATCCTTTTGAAATTCGTTAGCTTGATCCTGTGCCATCACCTGTATCACTTCCGCCTCCCTCAAGTGGACGCCGAAGCATAACGCTATCTCGACAACCAGCACGTTGAAGAAATGCTCCGACAGCGTGAAGTCTTGATAACTCTTGACGGAAGGGTTGAACACCGGCTTTCCCTCTATGACCACGTAAGTCCACCGGGGTCTCGGCGGTATCTTGTAATAATGCACCTCTATCGAGGGGTTGTCAGGCAACACCTGTATCCCGTCCTCCGTGATGGAGTAATTCGGGTACGTCTCCGATGGCCTGTTGTACTTCGAGTTACCTATCATCCTTAGCCGTGCCACGTCTATCATGGTGGCCTCTTTCCCCTCCCTGTACACGGCGTTTAACTTCTCGGTAGGGGGGAAAGGGAAGAAGGGGTCATCTTCCCCCTTCTCCAAATCTTCCACCACGGCGAGCTTGTACAAGGTGCTTTCAAGAATGTCTTTCGGTATTGCCGAGTATCCTTGCTTGTCCCTGTTATACTTCATTCTCAACCTGTTAGGTATCTCTGAATATATCTTTGACTGGGCTAGCCCGCAAACGGAGTTAAACTCGTCGGGAGTTATGACCCCGTACCCGTTCTTGTTGAGTAGCACGTTGACTACCTTGTACACCTCGTCTATCATTTGTTCTAAGCGTTTAACTTGGTTAAAATCTTGTCGTAAGCCACGCCACCTTCCTCGCTTGTCATCGCCCACTCGGCGAACTCGGAGATGACGTTAAGACCCGGGGCGCAAGTGTAGATAACACCCCCCGTCGCCCAGCTCAGTTCAGTCTTTCTTGAATTCAACTTCAAGATGTTCAAGCGTATGCCCGATTGAATCTTGAACTTGATCGTGTTTCTCTTGTCACCGAACATCTCGATGATCTCCCGTGGGGGAGTTCCAGTTTCCAGCTTGCCAAGGATACCGGCACGAAGGATGGTGGGGTTCATCTCGGTGGTGACTCCCTTCAAGGTAGCGTAAACGGCCTGCAACACCTCGAAGTCTGATGTCTTGCAAAGCTCAACCACGGTAGCCATGTCAGTCCACGTGCTTTCCTCGATGGCGGCGTCAGCTTCAAGGTCTTCAAGGTAGAACACCTTGTCCTTTCCGAAGAACGGGTGCAACATGAGGAACATCTGTAAACCTCTATCCTCCGGGTAAATGGTCCACCGGTCACCTGGGAAGTCCACCCGTCTAAGCTCTACTGGTCCGTCAATGTTCTGGTCGTTCTCGATGGCGGTGGGGGATACCGGGGTGTAACGGAGGTTGAACACGTAAGTCTCCCCGTTCTTGCCGGTGTACACGTGACGTGTCTTCGGTCTTAACGAGTGATTGTTACGGGTACCCGTGAGGAGGAACGTTAACGGTTTCTTCCCCAACCCCCTCTTCTCTAGGTCGGCGATAATTTGCTCTTTAGCCTCTTCTTCCGTGATTCTCTTTGTTTCTTTAGTACTTGCCATATTAGATTCGAGGCACTTACGCTTTCACGTATTGACGCTTCACGGGAACGCTACTTTTTAGGTCAATCTCTTGACGGTCATCCATAGTTGGAACCTCCACGTCCGAACCCCGTTGTGCCAACGGTTTTTTGTTAATTAAATTCAGATTCAAATAAAATGGGGGAGGGGTTATTATTCCCTTCCCCCGAGGTTTAATATTTAAGGTCAATTAAGCCTAGGCTGACACGCCTTCGAAGATCGCCCATTTCTTCAATCCCACGCAGCGCAATCCCCATTCAGACAACCAGTCGATACCGAAAACGTCCCAGGTGTTGGTAGCGTCCGGCACGTTCTGTGAACCGTGGAACGTGGTTACAAGCTCACGGCTGTATCCCGGCATGCCCTTGTACAACTTGGTCAAGTACGGGGCGTTGATCGTGCTGTTCTGCCCGCTCAAGTCACCGTTGTAACCGGTGGTGATAGAAGCACGTCCTAGCGGTACCATGATACCGTGGATTTGGTTCTCTACGGCGAAGTTATCCGGGTTCAAAACGGTCGGGTCTTTCAACAGTTTCCAGGTGGTCTTGTAGAACTCGTACCCACCCATCTTGAATGCGTCGAATCCGAAGTCAAGCATGCGTTGCTTGTTATCGAAGTAACCCCATGTAGCGGAACCAGCCCCACCAACTTTAGCCAACCAGTTGTCGATTGACAACGATGCCTCGGTAGACAAGTACAACAAGTTGTAAGTCTCGCCGTTAACCTTGTCAAGACGCTTGATGATTGACTCGATGTCGGCAGTACCGGCGATGTTGCCCTCGAAGCTGTTACCACCGTTTCTGATCTGGTCGAACACTCCCTCGATACCACGGAACCCTGCGGTCTTGGCGTCAGAAGCGTCAACGGCTTTCTTCCCAACGAACGCTTGAATCTCCATTTGATCCAGCATTCTCTCTCTAGCCTCCTCGATCTCGGCGCTCGTCCAGAATGCGTTTCCATCCGGGGTTTTCAACCACGTTGCGTCGCACATGTCGGAACCGTTGATCTCGAACATGTCCTTGCCGATGATAAGGGACGTGCTACCGATCTCAACCTCACGGGTCAAGGCACGGGTCATACCCGGTGTTCCCTTCTGGAACTCGTAACCGGCAGCCATGATGGTCAACCCGGTAGTCCCAACGGTCCAGTCTGCACCGTCATAGGTTTTAGCGGTGAACTTGCCAGCGTCGTAATCGTCCGGCACGCAGATACCGTAGTTCACTTTCTTGCCGGCCTTGTCGATAACCATGAAGTTCTCGTTCGGACGAATGGTGTGAGCGGCGATCGTGAACACGTCACCGGCACGGGTCACGCCTTCCAGCAATTTACGTCTACGTCCGGTCATCCCGAAGAACTGGGTGTCGGCGGAGATCATCTCTTTTTGAGCGTATTTATCAAGGAACCCACGGATCGTTTGATTACCGTACTGGTCGATGATTCTGTCCTTCAATGAAGGGTAAAACTTGGTAGTGAAGTCATATAGACTCATGTAGTTACCGGAGATCGGTTGAACTTTAATGTTCGGATCAAGGTAAAAATCTGATGTAACACTTGTAAGCATAATATTCTATCTTATAAAGTTCTTGTCTTTGAGGAACCTCAGGAACTCGTCCTCCGATGGACCTTTGACGTCTCCCGGTTTAGGGGCGTCAGTGGTGGCGTTGGACTTCTTCTTCATTTCCTCCTCGACGGTATTAGCTTTCACCGCCTTGGCGTGTTCTTCCAGTATCTTCGGCAATTCCATCCCGGCGGTGATCACTCTTACCAGGTTGCCGTAATTGAAGGTACCGTCCTCGTTCTTGAACGTTCCCAGCAGCGAGTCGATCCCGTCGAACACTTTATCGTATCTCGACTTGTCACGAATCTCGTAACTAAAACCGTCAATCTCGATCTTATCAAGACTTGACAAGGCTCCTTTCACCCCCTTCACCCATTCTTCTTTTCCCTTGTCAACGTTTTCCTCCACACGCTTGAGAGGAGTCTTGTATTGCTCTTTCTGGGCGTTAAAATACTTTCTAGCTTCCTCGGCCTTGGTCTTCAAGCTAACCAGCTTTGACCTGTTCTTGCGGTCAATTGCCTTTCTCTCGTCATCTAGCATGTCCTCGGTCACCTCCTCGGTCTGGAAGTAGTCTTCATACATGACTTCAATATCCTCCTTGTCTAGTGACGGGTATTGAGTCTTGAGGTACTCCTTGACAACTTTCTCGTTAGGCTCGTTGTCCCAGTCTTTCTGTACCTTGAAGTAATCGTCCACTCCCCTCCCGGTTTCCCGGACGAACTTGTCGATGTTAGCCACGTCAGGACTGGCGTAATCAACGGTTTTCTCAACCTCTTTTTCCACCTCTCGAATCTCTACCAGATCATCCCACGTCTTCACTTCCTTACCTACCTTACCGGCCAGGTATCCCAGTATTTTCTCTTCCGGTACCTTCGAGAAATCTATTTCCTGATCATCGACCTTGTTGACATCCTCTACCTTGTCGGGGGTAGGGGTGCCTGCCTTGTCTTCAACTTTCGGCTCCGGTGCGGTTTCTCCCTCCTTGGCGGCAGGGACTTGCTCTCCCGGTTTAAAAGTTATGTCTTTCAGTATTTCATCTAACTTTCCCATTCGATTTAAATTTAATTATACAACAAATATATAGATTTTATCTATAACAACAAAGAGTTAACTGATTTTCATGCCTCTTTTATCTTGATTCCATGCACTTTAAGCATCAGCTTGCGCTTTATCTTGTAAACGTCAGTGCGGAATCCCTTGGTGTCCTCCACCACGGTTTCCCCCGTCTCGACGTCGGTGTACACGAAATCGGCCACGTACTTGCAAGCCAGCTCGACGCAATGCCTGTTCTTCCCCTCCCCCTCGAACTGTGCGGGTATCAACGTGTATGTGACCTGTTCTTGCAAGTCCTTTATCTTCCCTGCCCTTTCCAGTAGCTTGAGGGTAGCGGCACGGGCGGCCTCCTTCTTCGAGGCGTGACCACCCGACTTGACGTTCCCGTACTTAGACTTCCCTCTCATCCCCTCGCCCTCCTGTCTCCGGCGGTACCGTTCTTCCTGCCACGGTTGGCGGAAGACGACGTGTACCTTTTAGTAGCGTGATCGTAGTCCTTGCCGGCACGAGATGACTTCCCGTGCTTCTTGTCATGCTCACGGTTACGCTGGCTAAGCTCTGACCGTTTCTTCCTTTGCTCCGGTCTTCGGTTGACCTCGGTATCCGTTTTCTTCTTCTTCTCTCTAGCCTCCGGGTGATCCCGGTAATACTTGGCGGACCTAGATAGTTCCGACCTGTCCTTCTTCGGTGGTGCCATCTCCTGTATAGTTTTGAACTTGGTTAACTTCTTCCATAGGTGGAATCTCGACGGGTGGGGCGGCTTGAACGTCCTGCATGGCGTTCATGCTCTCGAAGGGTATTGTTGCCCCTCCCCTCTGTCTCTGGTTGATCATGGCGCTTTGCTGTTGCGCTTGCTTGTAGGTGCGGGCGTCCTTGGCCTGTTCCTTGTACTGGTTCGATTCTGCCGTGACACGTGCCTGCAAGCCTAGCTCCTGCATCCTCAACTGGTGTTTAACACGTTCCAGTATGATCTCTCCCTCCACCTTCTTCTCGTTTATCTGTATCTCCGATTGAGTCTTGAACTGTAATTCCTGACCCTTGGCCTGAATCTCCATCATCAGGGATTGCTGTTTCTGTTGCTCGATGGCAACCTGCGCCTGCGCCTGCATCTGGGTCTTCATAGCCTCTATCTCCTTCTGTTTCTGGAACGCCTCGTCCTGACGTTTCTTCATGATGACCTTCAAGTACTTGGACGCCATCTTGATGTTGTCGATAGACAGGATGTCCATCCTATCGGCGAGGGTGATCTGCCCGGCTTGAACGGCGGCGAGTATCACTTGATCTAGCTTGGCTTTCTCCTCGGCGTCGGGGGCAACCTCCACGATCACGTCCAGATTGTACTTGTACAGGGTCTTGTAATCGTCGATAACGTCATCTTCCAGCAAGTAAGACATCACGTCATCGGAGAACGATTCCTTGTACATCGACATCTGTTGCGCCCTGTTAAGGCTAACCTCCCCCGTCCCCTTCTTTATGGACATCAGTCCCTCGAAGATGTGCTTGGTGGCGGTGTTACTCATGTTAAGGGCCATCTGTTGAGTCCCTACGAGCGCCCCGTTAAGCGGTGCCGAACCGTCACGCACCCTGTTAACGCCGGTAACCTCGTAACACATGTTCATGTTCTGGTTGTAGGCGTTGATAAGCTGCATGAGCTTCCGACCGTCAGCCGTGGGGATGTCACGAAGGATGTTGCCCTGCAATATTTGATCGTCGTCGTAAGCCGTTCCCTTGTACAGCAAGGCTCCCGTCTGGTACATCATGTCAAGAACGTCGGAGGGGGTGAGCTTGGCGCCGGTGCCGATGTCTATGTTCATCAGGGCGTCAACGTTGATCTCGAACATGTCAGGTTTCATCTTTGAGATCAAGTGTCTAAGTTTCAACACGATAAGGTGTATATCCTCGGCGTATGACTTCAAGTTCTCGACGATAGAGGGTACCGTCAGCTCGTATACGATGTAGGGTGCCATCACGGTGTTGGCGTTGTTCACCGGCCGGATCATGTCACGCATCAGGTGGTAGTTGAACACGAGGTTCATGCCTAGCACGTAGTATCCCTCGAACCACACGTCGTACTTCCCTTTTATCATGCGGGAGGAAGATTCCCTCGGGAGAACGTAGTCCTTGTCCTTGGGTATCAGGTTGTTTCTTTTCCTCTTGTACACCTCGTCCATCGTGGTCTTGAAGGTGAAGTACATGACGGTGAACAGGTCGTCCTCGTTAGCCACCTCGTCCGGCTTGAACCGTTTATCACTCACCCCCCTCGCCAGGGTCTCGTACGATACCTCTCCCCCGCTCATCCTGACGATCTGCCCGGCGGTCATCTCCATCATCTCGGCGAAGTAGTAGCACCCCTTCTTGTCACGGGTGTACAACGGGTCGTACGAGTATAACAGGTTCTTGCAATCAACCCTTCTCATGACCACGCCGTAGTTGGGATCGGACTCCACCCTTATGGCGGCGATGCCGTTGGTAACGAGGTCTTCCGCCACCCTGTTCTGTATCTCACGGAAGTAGTTAAGGTCGAACACCCTGTTAATGATGATCTCCGACGCTATCTCCTTCTTCTGCCTGTACTCTAGCTGCATGTGAAGGTCTAGCTCCTCCTTGGAATCTGGCACGTAATCAGGCACGAAGTTGATACCGGTGGCTATCGTCATCTCCTGCGTGAAGTCTTTAGTTAGCATCTCGGTTTCCAGTCTCTTGCGGTACTTGTTACGTTCCTCCCTTGACATGATGTCAACACCCTTGGTCTTGATCTTGAACATGTCGGCGGGGAAGGAGTCCTTCACCACGTTAACGAACTTTGGAACCACGGAGGTGAACTCCCAGTTAAGTGACAGGTAAGCCTGGTCCTTCGGGATGTTAAGCATGTTCTTGAACCTGTCGATGTCCACCTCGTTGTTACGAAGCGCCTCTAGTTCCTCGAACTTCTTCTTCCGGCTGGTGTAATCGTTCCCCGTGATCCACTCGAACTCGATGTACTGGGCGTACTCTAGCCCGTACGATTTGCTTTCCTTCTCCTCGTTGGAAGCATCCCTGTTCGGGATCGTGACGTTTCTTCTTTGTCTATCCATTTTTTAACTTTCCATAAGTTCCAACATTCTCGTATATCCTGAACATGGGTCGTGTTGCCACCGGTTCCTCTGCCTCCCTCTGGCGTCTCTTCTTGCGAGTGTTACCTATGAGGGCGTACGCTGACGATATGGAGGCGTCACGCTTGGTCCTGTTCTTGTCATCGAAAGCCAGCCAGTCTTCCAGCGTGGCGTTAAAATACATTTCAGAGCTGCCTACGTTGTTCTCCACGAAGGATTCTATGGCGGCGTTTATCATCTGCGAGACGTTCTCGGACGTGGAAGGCATACCCCCTCTCACCCTCTCGTCTTCTGACAGCTTGTCCTTTTCCTTGTCCGTTCTCGTCATGGAGAACTTGCGATACCCACGACGGTACATCTCGTCTATGAGGTTGTTCACGTTGTTCTCTATGAGGGCCGGCATCCCGTAGAACACCATCGCCTTGATGGCGTCATCGAAGAATATCTCCTTCGAGTCCGGCCTGTTTATGTATTCAAGGAAGAAGTTGAAGTTGGGGGCGCCGGAAGAGTTCATGCCGGAGAACCCGTGGATCGAACCCTTCGACCCCTTCCCGTCAACGGTCTTGTTGACACGATACGGGTCTATACCGAAGTTACCGATATGCCTGTTAAGCGGTATCCACAACCCGTTCTCTAGCTTCACGTTATTCCTGAGACCCTCTTCCGGTATCCAGCTAACGAGGAACCTGCCGTCCGGCTTGTCGACGAAGATTACGTGTCCACTATCAGCAACCCCTTGATACCACTCGAAGTTACCACGTCTAAGGTGAGTCCCGTCTAGGTTATCGTTATACTTTATCTGCGCCAGTATGTTGGCCTGGTTGAACATGCACATGTTGATCGCCAGCTTGAACCCGTCTTCCTCGGTGCGGGGGTTCTTCCTGTGTTCTTCAAGCAATTGTTTCGGGTTATCCTTGAGTGCCTCGTCCACGTTCTGCAAGTAGGTCTTCACCCCTATCGACATGTTCTCCCCGTCCATCGTCCTCACCGGGGATTTAGGGTCTTCAACGATCATGTTGCCGTACTTGTCTATGAACCCCTCGTAATGCTCGAAACAGCTTATGAATATCTTGTACAGGTTGGTCACCGTCTGACCGTTACCGTCACGTTTCCGGGGGTCGGAGTTGTAGTACAAGTACTTGTACCTGTCCCCCGCCAGGGCGTCAGGATCGTTGGCATCCTTGCCGGTCATGAACTCCACGGTGGAGATCAGTATGGCCTTGCCGGTGATACGTCTACCCTTCGTGAGACATTTTCTCACCATCGTGAAATGGGTAAGCGTGTTACCGTTCTGTTTCTTCCACTTGCTGAACTCGTCACCGAAGTAGAACAGCAATGCCTCGCCGTCGTAACTGGACTCGTTGGTGGGGCGGAAGTTTATACGGGTGTTCAGCGCCACGTCCACGACCTCCTTCTCCTGTCCCGCCTTCTTGAGCTTGTTACCCGGCTGGGCGAACTCTAGCTCCGACTTGGATTTCTCGTCCATGCACATCGGCTTGAAGTAGAAGGGGAGGTGGGAGAACATGGTCGTTAACCTCACGAAGTTGGACTTGGCGTCGGTATCCGTCTTGGAAGTCATCCCGGATAGCTTGTTTCTTTGCTCTATCGTCTTGCAAAGGATGAACGCCATGATACAGTCCGTGGCACCGAAACGACGAATCTTTTCAAGGATAATACCGAGACAACGGTTATCCCTGTACATCGCCTCAAGGAACAAGAACAACTTCCTCTGGGCGGCGGAGTAATAGTAATACCCCCCGTCCGCTCCCGTGTAGCAATGTGTCATCATGAACCAGTGGGCGCCAGTTATGTACGTCGCCACCCCGTTGTTCATGAACCAGTACCCGTTCCGTTTCTTCATGTACTCGGAATCTATGTAATCCTCGTGACGCTTGGCGGTACGAACCGTCAGGTCCTTGGGTGGGGCCTGCCTGCGCCAGAACTGGTCTTGCTTGAACCTCTTTCCCCAGTCAATCTCCGCCTTGATCGGTTTCTTGGGGAGGGCGATACGGATGTCGTTTATCTCTATTATCTCCCCCACCGTCCCTTCCGGGTCTATCACCACGGCGTCTATCTCGGGGCGATAACCGGAGTGATCCTTCATCCTCGCGAACTTGTCGGCGTACTTCTCGGCGTAACCACCCTTGTAATCGGTCTCTTCCAGCATGATGTCTTCCTCTTCCAGCTTGCTCTTCACGTTATGCACGATGTCCTCGATCTCCATGACGTCGTTGAAGGCTACCAGCTTGGTGTCTATCATGGTGGATATGCTATCGGCGTCGTTACCGATCACGTCCGAGTCCATGACGACGTCTTCCAGCCCGGAGTAGAGGGATTCCACCACCCCCTGGCTGGCGTCTACTATCTTGTCTAGCGTGGCACGAACCCACTTCTCCTGTTTCCTGTCGTGATTGAGGATGGAGCCGAGCATGTTCTTGCAGCTAGTTATCGCTTTCTTCTTTAACTTTATGGCGTTCTTGACGGTGGTTTCCTTCTCCATTACGGCCGTGTCGATGTCCGCCGTGATAACCTTCATCAGTTCTCCCACGGCGATCTTGCACGATTGTATGAATCTGTCGTCACTCATCTTCAAGCTCTCCTATTATCCACGGCGTTTTCATCCTGTACAGCACACGATCGTCTATCTTGAACTCGTACTCGGAATCAAGGTTGAACACGACGGGCGTGCCGTCATCTATACCTTGCTCCCGTAGCGACTCGTTGGAGTACGTCATGATACCGTGTTGTTTCTTGTATTTTTCAGGGTTGGCCATCTCGAAACTCCCCTCCCTCACCCTGTCGTTGAGGACGGGTTCGACGTAGCACCACGGGTCAACGGCGATATGATCGTCACCCCTCTTCACGAGGTACACGAACTCCACGGGGATAACGAACATGTCATCGAACAGCTCGTTGCTACTACCCACCTTGTTATCCGTGTACTCCACGCTCCGGCGGCGTACCATGTTGTGGTGGAAGTAAGCGATGTCACCTGGCTTTATCCTCGGGTCCGATGACGTGACCACCTCCCCGTGTCTCACGACGTATGTCATGTCATCTATCGTGTTGTTCACGTAAAACTTGGTTCCACCGGGGGCGGTTATGGTAGTCTCGTACGTCTCGGGGACGTGAACGATCACCCCGTTAATCCCTTTCAAGTTCCTTTTCATAATCGCTCACGTCAATGGTTAAACTCCCGTCATCGTGACGGTATATCTCTTTCCACACCACCGCCTCGTTGCCGTCCTTCTCCCGGACGTGTATGGTTATCTTGTCACGGTTTTTAAGGCGCTCCTTCTTGATCGAGTGTATGATCATGCTCGTTAAACCCCCACCCCGTGACGTGAACGACAGGGATTGTCCCACCCGGAAACATAATTTCCTGCCGTTATCCATGTAGCTAAATTCTCTCAATTCCATTTTAAATAATCAGGTACTTATATTTATATTGACGCTTCACAGGAACACTACTTTTTAGGTCTATATATTGACGGTCATCCATAGTTGGAACCTCCACGTCCGAACCCCGGTGTACCACCGGTTTTTATTAAACAATTCTTATTTACTTATTAAAATTCCACCCGCTAATCCTGCCAATCCCCACACCCACCATTTCTCGTACCACCGGTCCCTCTCCTTTATGACGAGGGGTTGAATGGCGGTGGTGGTAACGTACGGGTTCTCGTTGACCACCCTCACGAGGTACTCGGTGCTACCCATGAACTTCTTCCTCTTGCCGGAAACCAAATACTGGGAGGCGTACACCTCGAAGTTATCGAAGTGGATTCCATCTTCCATCACCGTTCCGGAGACGTACCTGTACTTGTTCCTGTCATGAAACGGGATGTACACGTTCCTGTAAACGGTATCAAATTTTATCGTTCCGGTATCCCTGTACACGGTGTTCACCTTGACGATAAACTCCGGCTTCATCCCCTTGATCAACTGTTTCAGGGAATCGTTCTCCTCTAGCACCTTGCTGGAAACCGATAACATGGATAGCTTCTCCGCCACCTCCCGGTTATACCGGTCCTTGTAAAGCCTGATGGTATCCTCCATCGCCTTGGCGTTATACACGTCTCTCCCCGCTTCTCGATCACGATTCACGGAGTTCAACGTGATAAACACCACTAGCACGGTAGCTATCCACGCTATCAATATTTTCCAGTTATTCTTCATCGATTTCTTCTATAACAGCTATTATCTCCTTGTCATGCATGGCAACGAACTCGTCGTCACCTAGGAAGAACGGCGTGCCGGTACGGGAGGGGTGCAACACGATGTCTCCCGCCTTCACGTCATCCCTGCCCTCGTTCATGGCGACAACCTCGCTCTTCCGTGTTATCTCGTTTCTCGTCTCCGGGATGAATATGCTCCCCACCTTTCGCATCTCTTGCTCTGTCTTCTTGATGATCACGTAATCGTTGATCGGCCTGATTCTTTTCATATCAATTAAATTTTAATTATTATTCTGTTTTTCAATTAGTTTAAGTATAAGCTCGTATTTAGACTTGTCCGATTCCCTCCAATCCTCAATATTCTTCCGGAGGGCGTCCATCTCCAGTTTTATGGTGCGTTCTAAACTCCTGAACTCGGCGTTATGGATTTCCCTCAAGTTCAACAACTCCTTCCTGATCTCGTTATCCTTGAAGTCCACGTACTCCTTGGTCGGCTTGTTGAAACTAGTCGCCATAGCTGTCGTTACCACTAGTGCTACCGCCCCCATCACCGCCTTGGCAACGTTGCCTGTCACGTTGTCTATCCAGTTGCTCATTTTCAGAAAATAGTTTAGTTATGGCCTTCGCCATGATTAATAACGCCCCTATGATGAAGTTAAGCCATATTTTCCAAGTGTCAGAGAACGGGGATGTGGTTATCAACCCCTGCCACATGGGAAGGGTGTAGACGCACGTGTCGCCTATCATCTTTATTTTCCGTGGGGTGGGTTTCTTCCAGTTCTTGACGCTAGCTTGCATGACTAACTCCTTTCTTCTATAATTTCCCAGAACACTTCATCACCATCCTTGATAAACTTCTCGACTAGAGCCTGTATGTCCCTGTCGGCACGACCCTGTATCGTTCTCTCCCCGGTACGGTTGTAAGCGACCAGAGGGCATCCATCGGTATCATCCACGTCATTGCCACCGTGAACCCTTATGCCGGAGAATTTCATCCCGTTAACGTCAACGGTTTGTCCCGGCGTGTTGTATAACAAGATCATGTCTCTCTCGTACTTCGGGCTGTAAGTGATGGCAACCTTGTACTTGTGGGCGGGGATGGCCGTCTTGCCGGGTATCTTCACGTCTCTCACGGCGTCTTCAAGCACCCAGCAGAAGTCCTCTCCTTCAATCTCGATCCTGCCAACCGTGGCATCATCGAAGAACTCTTTCCTGATATGTTTGATTACTCGTTCCATAACACAAATATACGAATTAAATTCTTCCGTAGTATCTAAAAAAGGCACCGAAAGGCCTAGTTCTCAAGTAATCCATGTTATCACGGTTCTCTTTAGCCTCCATCTCCATCGCCGAGGCGTAGTAAGCCTTTCTGTTGGATTCTCCAACCTCTTTCCCCTTGTCTTTTATAACGTGGTGAATGAACGATATTAACCACTCGACGAGGTACATGATGTAGTACAACGTGAAAGGCAAGAGAAACGGCAAGAACGCGTACCAGTGGTAGGGGGCGCTGAAAAGGAAACTGGCAAAGTAAGCGATTATCATACCCATCGTGAAACAATCTTTCCATTGACGAACGTGAATACGTTCCTCGTTAATGGCGTAATCAGGTAACTGACCTTCTTTCATTTTCGTTAATATGAAAGGACCTAGCGTTATGGTTGAATACCCCTTGAAAAGTATCAACCTCGCCAACCAGTTGTTGTAGTGAATTTTTGTCATGTACATAATAATTGAATAATTAAGCTGTTATCCTAGCACCGAATGTTTGAGTAACCCCTTGAAATGTAAAGGTAAAAGTTGCATCAACATTCGGTGGAATTAAATTTAGATTGAGTGGAATATAACAACCACTCCCATCAAGATTATTAACAATATTTTTGTGCCAATCACCCAATGCAATCGGAAAATTAATACCACTTATGACTCCCGTGGCCACTAAATCGTAACCCCCTAAATCATCAGTAACACCCACGTCTTTTGACATGGACCTACTTAAATATAAGCACGAGCTATTCGCTTTACTTATTGTTAACTTGTTCGTTGTAGACGCTTCAACCATGTTAGGAACTATCTTGTTTATCGTTGTTCCAGTACCACCGGTACACACGTAAGGCTTGATACTACCCCACGAATCTATTGATGACGATTTATACGAGCCTAAGATCATATTCCCCTTGTACGCCCTGTGCAATAATTGAAGCTCCATCCCGGCAAGCGCCCTGTTAAAATACGAGTACTCTTGCAAGCAACCGTCCCACCAGTCAAGGGGTTCTGTCGTGTCGTGGAAAGCCCTACCAAGCCATATGTTCCCATCCCACCCCATCACGCCAGTACTACCGTAATCGACAGGTCCATTAAGGGGATAGTCAGAAGGGGACATTAAGCCGTATTTTTTACCGTTTAAATAAAAGTCAAAAGTTTTTGAAGGCCAGTCGAACACGACTATCAAATGATTCCAACCGTCTACTATCCAGTTTGTAACCGTGGCTTTACATACTTGATTTGACGCTCCATTGTACACTTGGAACCTCATCACTTTATCCATGGGGGTTCCCGGGGAATCAAGACCCATAGCGTATCCAAGACCCATCGTTCCATTACCATCTATAACACCACCCATGATCCCATCATAAGTCGTGTTAGCTTCCGCGCGACTATACGCGCACACGGATATGGTGAATGATCGCGTTCCCTTTACCACGTCCGGTAAACGAAGGGCTACCCCCCCACCAAACAAGTCCAAGCAGGGGGAACCGTTAAACCCGATCATGTAATAAGATATATTCCCCGCGTGATCAACCGGGTTATTACCGTTCCCGGAGTAATCATCAATGTCTCCACCTAACGGGAGGTATACCGTGGGTTTCAATTTTAGAATAGTGCTTATACCTGCCACTGGCCATATTTTCTTGCCGTTTAACCACGCTTCTTGTAATTTCTTGCCGTTCAAGGCTCCATCCACGAGCTTGCCTACTTTTCCTAGTTCTATTGCCATATCAAGCGAATTTAAGATACAACCTGCCTGTAACCTGTGACGATTCTCCCGGTATCGTGTCCACAACCTGAACCGACGTTACCATGTTAGCTGCCGACACCGTCTCGATACAATTACTCAACTTGGCATACTGGGACGATGACATCAACCCGTTAGAACTTGATGAAGCTAGCCCGTACGTAGTGTTCGTTGATGTTATGGTAATGTTGCCTGAAGCGTCACTTGATATAGAAGTGGCCCCGGCTCCAATGAACCTAACCTGATTACGATACGTGTTATCGTCCGTCACCTTCAAGTAAGGGTTAGAAGCAGCCGCGTTAGCCGCAGTTCCTGACGCACCGGCGTACAATCTAGTCGTGTAATGAGTGTTCGTGTCAGTGTCTGTCCAAGGAACGGAAACGTACATCTGTCCAGAAGAGTTCAATTGAACAGCATAGTTCTTGGCCGCTAGACCAGTCGCCCCGATCTTGACAAGACCGTAAGTTGATGAAGTAGCGGCACTGTAAGTTGAGTTAGTATCCGTCCACGGTACCGCAACATACATTTGACCGCTAGAATTAAGCTGCACGGCGTAATTCTTCGCCGCCAAACCGGTAGCACCTATCTTCACTAAACCTAGAGTTGAAGATGTAGCCTGAGAGTAGGTGGTGTTGGTGGTGGGGGGGGTGTACCCTAGAGCCGAAGTCACCATTGATTTGGTGATACTTGTCAAGTAGCCTCTACCAGATACCCATTCTTGGGTAGCAACAAGTTTTTCCACCATGTACAGGTTTCCCCAATATCCATCAGCGTATCCAGTAGATGTACCGTTTTTCCAATACCATGTAGTTGGTATTATTGTATCGCTAGGAGTTCTATAATTAACATACATACGACTTTGATTAGATGTTAATATAAACTCGTTACCAACATTAACTATGGCCGGGTAACCACTCAATATTTTAAATGTTGATAATGGGGCAAATTTACTGTTAGCCCACGTTTGCGTGGCGTACCCTGACAGGTCTGCTGAAGTGAGTAGTTTTGCTTTTGAAATTGTATTTCCGAGATAAGCACCATCAGTTCCTACAAATAAATATTTATTGCTTTCATAGTTATATATATAGCTTCCAATGCTAGACAAGAATCCAATAGCTGCCTTACTAGTTCCGTTTAATTGAACTTTAATAAAGGATTCAGTTTCACTAGAATTTGTGTTATTTAATATTAATGAATTAGATATTGAATTGATAATTAATTGACCAGATAATATTCCCCCTGTCAAAGGTAAATATCCACCTAGTTTAGTATTAACCCATTTAGTATCAGCTAGGAACTTCCAATCAGTAGAATTTCCAGTAGAAGGAGTGTATTTTCTATACGCCATTCCTGTACCATCAATATCCCCAACTAATTGAAATGCATAATCTCCGTCCCAGAAATAGGTAAGAGCTACTCCATCACCAACTGACTGTCCACTCACAGGGTCGACCCCCGGTTTATTAATTACATTTTCTCCAGCAAATGATGAAATTAGTAAAGCATCATTTGATGCTTTACTAATATTAAGATTATTTATTCTAGAATCAGATGAAAACCCAGAATATGATTTAATAATACCTGATGCGAATATACCGTTGGTAGGTACTTTTGCCGCATCCTCACCGTAATTACTGGAAACAAGCAAATCACCTATCTCTATCCCTCGTGCCGATCCCGAAATGGTGGCGGCTATCTTGTTATTAGTGTCTAATCTAAAATCAACACCTGTATTACCGAACATATACCTTTTAGAGTATATGGTGTGTATTGATGCGTAACCAAATGACCAGTCATTGGTGCCAAGGTATGAGGTGCCACCCGAATCAAGAGTTGCTTGAGTGTTAGGCAATAGTCCTTGGGCTGGCGTCCTAAGCCAATTGTAGGTAGTCCCATCTATTCTGGCGATAGATGGATACGTGTTCGCATCCATCACCAGCACAGCCACGTTCTCGTCCGCGGTCACTACTCTCTTCCAATTGGATGAATCACCATACCCTAGGTTATTGGCGGTTCTGAACCACATATAACGAGTTCCATTTTCAACATTATGATTAATATCAAAGGCGAGTTGAGGTCGAAGTACTACATTATTATAACCGGAATTATAATTGCCATCTATTTGTAAAACGGCACCATATGACATTCCGGTGGGGGCGTTAGTATTATTACCAATTGGACGATAGTAATTAAATAATATTTTAGGAGAATCTGGACCTGCAAACAAAGTATTGAAATCAGCATTAGATCCTTCAATATAAGTATTAACAAATCCATATGTCCACTTGTTGTTGGTTGGCAAGTATTGAGAGTAGTTGGATTCATCTAGTATCTTGTAATCAGTTGCTCCCTTGGTGTGAATCAAATCTACTGCGCCACTTCTTATCTTGGTAGTTCCTGTTGCACGACCAATATGTGCTAACTGAGTACTTTGTGTCCAAATCAAGGAATTTCCATCTGCATCATCTAGTGACCATACTGAAGGAACTTTCATTGACGTACCGTAAAACCTGTATTGAGCGGTATCATATTCCACGTCTCCTACTCCAATCCATGCAAAGTTTGAAGTACTACCGATTCCATGACCACCGATCCGAATACTAGTAGCATTATCACTATTGGCTTTAAACGTGATTGATCTTTCCCATCCACCTGATGTTGTTATATTTACCAATAATTGGCCAGTACTTGACACTTCAAATGGGCCCACGTTGAACTGTCCGGCAGTGAAGGTGTTTTGAGCGGTGAAGGTGTTAGCCTCGCTCTTCTTGGCCATGTCAGACACGTCCGGTATGTCAGAGGTGGAAGCGGGGGTGTACCCTAGAGCCGAAGTCACCATTGATTTGGTGATACTTGTCAAGTAGCCTCTACCAGATACCCATTCTTGGGTAGCAACAAGTTTTTCCACCATGTACAGGTTTCCCCAATATCCATCAGCGTATCCAGTAGATGTACCGTTTTTCCAATACCATGTAGTTGGTATTATTGTATCGCTAGGAGTTCTATAATTAACATACATACGACTTTGATTAGATGTTAATATAAACTCGTTACCAACATTAACTATGGCCGGGTAACCACTCAATATTTTAAATGTTGATAATGGGGCAAATTTACTGTTAGCCCACGTTTGCGTGGCGTACCCTGACAGGTCTGCTGAAGTGAGTAGTTTTGCTTTTGAAATTGTATTTCCGAGATAAGCACCATCAGTTCCTACAAATAAATATTTATTGCTTTCATAGTTATATATATAGCTTCCAATGCTAGACAAGAATCCAATAGCTGCCTTACTAGTTCCGTTTAATTGAACTTTAATAAAGGATTCAGTTTCACTAGAATTTGTGTTATTTAATATTAATGAATTAGATATTGAATTGATAATTAATTGACCAGATAATATTCCCCCTGTCAAAGGTAAATATCCACCTAGTTTAGTATTAACCCATTTAGTATCAGCTAGGAACTTCCAATCAGTAGAATTTCCAGTAGAAGGAGTGTATTTTCTATACGCCATTCCTGTACCATCAATATCCCCAACTAATTGAAATGCATAATCTCCGTCCCAGAAATAGGTAAGAGCTACTCCATCACCAACTGACTGTCCACTCACAGGGTCGACCCCCGGTTTATTAATTACATTTTCTCCAGCAAATGATGAAATTAGTAAAGCATCATTTGATGCTTTACTAATATTAAGATTATTTATTCTAGAATCAGATGAAAACCCAGAATATGATTTAATAATACCTGATGCGAATATACCGTTGGTAGGTACTTTTGCCGCATCCTCACCGTAATTACTGGAAACAAGCAAATCACCTATCTCTATCCCTCGTGCCGATCCCGAAATGGTGGCGGCTATCTTGTTATTAGTGTCTAATCTAAAATCAACACCTGTATTACCGAACATATACCTTTTAGAGTATATGGTGTGTATTGATGCGTAACCAAATGACCAGTCATTGGTGCCAAGGTATGAGGTGCCACCCGAATCAAGAGTTGCTTGAGTGTTAGGCAATAGTCCTTGGGCTGGCGTCCTAAGCCAATTGTAGGTAGTCCCATCTATTCTGGCGATAGATGGATACGTGTTCGCATCCATCACCAGCACAGCCACGTTCTCGTCCGCGGTCACTACTCTCTTCCAATTGGATGAATCACCATACCCTAGGTTATTGGCGGTTCTGAACCACATATAACGAGTTCCATTTTCAACATTATGATTAATATCAAAGGCGAGTTGAGGTCGAAGTACTACATTATTATAACCGGAATTATAATTGCCATCTATTTGTAAAACGGCACCATATGACATTCCGGTGGGGGCGTTAGTATTATTACCAATTGGACGATAGTAATTAAATAATATTTTAGGAGAATCTGGACCTGCAAACAAAGTATTGAAATCAGCATTAGATCCTTCAATATAAGTATTAACAAATCCATATGTCCACTTGTTGTTGGTTGGCAAGTATTGAGAGTAGTTGGATTCATCTAGTATCTTGTAATCAGTTGCTCCCTTGGTGTGAATCAAATCTACTGCGCCACTTCTTATCTTGGTAGTTCCTGTTGCACGACCAATATGTGCTAACTGAGTACTTTGTGTCCAAATCAAGGAATTTCCATCTGCATCATCTAGTGACCATACTGAAGGAACTTTCATTGACGTACCGTAAAACCTGTATTGAGCGGTATCATATTCCACGTCTCCTACTCCAATCCATGCAAAGTTTGAAGTACTACCGATTCCATGACCACCGATCCGAATACTAGTAGCATTATCACTATTGGCTTTAAACGTGATTGATCTTTCCCATCCACCTGATGTTGTTATATTTACCAATAATTGGCCAGTACTTGACACTTCAAATGGGCCCACGTTGAACTGTCCGGCAGTGAAGGTGTTTTGAGCGGTGAAGGTGTTAGCCTCGCTCTTCTTGGCCATGTCAGACACGTCCGGTATGTCAGAGGTGGAAGCGGGGGTGGGGAGGTTGCTAGCGTCCCATATCTTGTAACTATTACTATTCTTGATATGTACTAAATCAGTATCATTTGATCTAACATAACAGCCACGGCTATTACTACCAAAAATAATAGTTGATTTATCAGCTGAAATAGCTGATGCGTCACCAAAATCAATTCTAAATATTGTATTTAAATCTAGGGATTCTGTACGAAACTTGTATTGTGCATTATCATGCCTAACACTTCCAATTCCAATATATGCGTAATTAGCAACAGTAGATGAACTCACCGAACCAAAAGACACTTTCGTATCTTCAAGGTCATTGTATTTGAAATACAATGACCTTGACAATCCTTCCAGACCTTCTCTATATGGAGTATTTACTCCAAGGTTACTATTTGAATCTACTCTAAAATTACCAACAGAGAACTTGTTGGCGACAAACGAATTCGTTCCAGTGAAAGCATTATTCCCTGACTTGGTGGCGGGGTCGGGGAGGTTGCGTTTATCATATATTGGATATTCAGTCAAGGTATTATTATTATTTACCAAGTGAATTAAATCAGACACGTTTGACCGAATAATACCAACTAAATCTTTAGAACCCACCCCCCACCTACTTTCTGATCCTTTTAAATAAGTGAATAGTAACGCTTTGGTTCCATCATTATTATATATACCTTGTAAAACATCTGAATTACCTGAGTCAACAATTCTTATAGAACCGGTCATTGTTCCACCACTCAACTTCAAGTATCCCTTGAGTGATTCGGTGGTTCCAGTATTAACAGAGTCTATGGCATCTGACACGGCCTTGACGGTGGGGGCGTAGTTAGTTTCCTTGCCGGTTAACACGCTCTTGAGGTCAGCTTGATACAAGACCTCCGAATCGTCAGAAGAACGGTAGTACGTGGTAGAGGTGAGGGGGGTGTTCAATACAGACCCACCATCACGGATCATGACGGATGCTGTTTTTGCAGATAATCTTAACCCTGTTAAATTCGTGTAAATATTACCAGTTGAAACGTTAATATCTCCAATAAAGTAAAACTTGTTAGCATCAGATGAAAATTGCGTAAAAGTGTCGTTCGTGAACACTCTCCATCCCTTCCCCATTGTCATGAATGCTAACGACCCGTTATTGGCAGTCGAGTACTTAATACTCGTGTTATTGTCTTTAAAATACAATTGGAGGGTGGGGGGAATTACATTCGTGGTTACCACCATCTTGTTGGCAGCATCCCACGACAGGAACATTCCATCGGTTAGTCTCGCTTGATCAAGAGAGTACAACACCTCGGCATTGTCTGACGCACGATAAAAAGAAGGTGCTTCAACTCCACAAGAAGCGATTATAGTGTTTGGACTCCCCGCGAGGTGACTATAATACGAGAAATAAGCATTCTTACCACCTATGATAACATTTTTATCAAGGACGGGACTAATGAATGACGGTTTTTTTATATCAAGAATAAACTTGTCATTAGAACCACTAGAATCTCCAAGTATTATACCATTCGTGTTAGTTGAAATTAAGGAATACTTGACTTCATCCTGTGGTATACCCGGTAATAACGCCAAGATGGAATCATCGCCACTCATGGATAATGCTAACCCGGCTTCCATGAACTTCATTTTGAGGGTAGCGTCAGCGATTTCCGGATCAAATTTGAAATCTAACGATTTGTTATACGGTATCAGGTTAGTGGTCTTGAACGTCTTGGTGGCGGCGTCCCACGAGGCGAACATCCCGTCAATCATGTCCCCCACCGGCTGTCTAAGTGCCACGTCGAACATGTTCCCTTCTTTCCCGATCTTGAACATCCCGTCCGACTCGTTGAAGCCGAACATGAAGTTCTGTTCCGTTCCACGATCTACCTCTATACCGGCGAAACCTGCCGTTACACCGGCGCCAGTCTCTCCCTCGTTAATCAGGATCATGTTATCACGCACTTCAACCCTCTCCGCTTGAGTTATGAAAGTGTCTCCCTCTTGAGTGACGTCACCTTTTATCACGAGGTTCTGCACGGTAAAGTTAGCGTAACCGGCGTCTCCCTTGGTGCGGGTAGACAATCCCCCACCTTCCGCTTTCAACATGGCTCCCGTGTTACCGGAGTCTATAACGAACGTCTTGCTCGTGGTACCCGTGTCCGTGTTTTGCTCGTGGGACAACGCCTCTAGCGCTTCGAGCCTGTCGTCCGTTGATCCTGAAAGGTCCGTTATCTGTCGTTGCAGGTCTTCCTCGACGCCCGTGGCTCGCTCGGTCTCGGCGGTTATGGCGTTTTGAAGGTTAGTGTCGGCGGCTTGCATCTCCTGCCGTATCTTCGCCTCTTCCGCTTTCGCCCTGCTGGATTCGGTGGTGATGTCGCTAGCGTTCTTTGATATGGCGGCGTCATGAGCCTCGTCACGGGCTGTCGATCTGGCAACCTCCGAGTCTATGGCGCTCTTGTTAGCGTTAACGTCCACTCGTAACCCCTTGAGCAAGGTGTCATGCTCGGCGTCCTTGGTCGTTGACCTGTCGATCTCCGCGTCTAGCTTGGAGCTAGTGGAATCCACGTCATCACGCAACCCTTCCAGTAACTCGTCATGCTCGTTATCTTTAGCCACCGACCTGTTGATCTCTTGATTCAACATCTCGTTGGTGGAGGTGAGGTCTTGACGGAGGTTAGCTATCTGCTCGTCATGTTGCTCGTCCTTCCCCGTGGAACGGTTGATCTCACGACGTAACTCTTCCTCTATCCTTCTCACGTTAACGTACGTGGCGTTCAGGGAACTAACCAAGTTGGTATTGTCCCACGTGTCAAGAAGATTCATGTCCCCGATAACCTTGAACATCATGTCACCGGTAACGAACTTTTCACTTCCCTCCTCTATGGGACCGGATAAATTCTTTATTATTAAATCAAACGTGATCGTGTTCGGTCTAGCTTCAAGGTCGGCGCCAGCTTGTATCATAAACAAGTCGGAGTCAGCCAGCGTGCTGACCAACTCCATGTCTTGCGTGAACCTTATCTGCTTGACTTCCCCGATCACCGGGACCTCCGGTAACTCCGATGAATCCACGTTCTCTAGGGTAATCTTCTTTGACATTTTTTCTAGTTCTTTCTTGGCCGCCCTTTCGGTTTAGATTCTTCCTTGGATTCTTCCTCGACGGGGGCCGGGTTAAACGTTTTATACAAGTCTTCCAGTTCCTCGTGTTCCTTTTCCACTTTCTTCAAGGTCTCCGGGTCAAGCAATCCTTTCTCCGGGTTCTCGACGATCATGGTCATGAAACGATCGAACAATGACATTACAGGACCGTTAAGGCTGTTACCTTGCATTTTCTTCACGATCTCGTCACAGATGAAACTTACCACCATGTGATGTAACTCGTAATCTCTAGGTTCTTGACCCTTCTTGTTCCATGACACGGTTCCCTTCTTCTCGTCAGAAGTGATCTCGAACTCCTCGTAATCCTTTGGCGACAACCCTAGGGCGAGGGAGGCGGATTGACACATCACGATTTCTTTTTTCGTTCCGTTCTGTGAATTAAAAGATTCAATGACGTTTGATAACAACATCATGCGGTCTAAAATAGTCAATTTAATTTTCATTTCAATGTAAATTTAATATATTAATAATAACTAAACTCTTTCTTCAAAAGAAAGCCATTTTTTAGGCATTTGAGACGCTATCCATTTATTCGAATCAACTTTTATAACAAATACTATATCATGACCGGCAGAAGAAACTCCTTTATAATACAAGTCCTCAATTATGAAATACTCTCCTGAAGACCACGGGGCGTATATCCAGAATTTCTCGTCCGCCCATGACATGATAAAAAACCATGATCCTATCGCTAACCTAGATTCTATATTAACAATCTTGTTAGATCCACCACCATACAAGACAACCATGTTGTTATCAGTTCCAATACTTATTTGTTGTCTATCTGAACTAAAGGAATGTCTTCGTAAACCGTTAAAAATTAACGCTGCTCTTTGCGACGCCAAGTTAATACCTCCCGGCTCCGTTCTTCTAGCGCCACTAAAATTAGGATCAGGACCTATATCAACCCATCCGTTACCTATCCTGACATCACCATAACCGTTTATACCAGAATAATAAGAATAGGAATTACCACTGTAAGTTACATACCCTTTATTAATATGAATATCTCCTTCTTGGATTCTAATAGCTTGAGGACCTGAATTAACGGAAAAATTCCTAGTTCCACCCGTGATAGACAAGTACATGAAAGTGGTGGTATCATACCTACCCCTCTGTTTAACTTTACCGTACAACATTGGTCTAATTCCGGCAGAAGATGGGATAACTGATGTTCCGATAGCTATTTGTCTATCCCAGTCGCTATCCGTTGCGTTCCAATTTTCACGACATACAAAACCTCCATTGTACAATTTTGACTTGTAATACGTTTTCCCGTTCTCTGTAACTTGATTGTAAGCCAAACCGTCAGAATCTATGGTAAGGTTGCCTATCTTCCCCCCACTAGCCATAACCGTACCCTCGATGAAGGCGTTCTGGGCGTACAATATACCCGAGTCACTCACGGCGAACGTTACCTTGTCGGCGGGGGGATCGTAGTTGTCAGCCCCGAGCTGGGTGGTGGCGTATTTCAACGCTTCTTTTGCCTTTTCAAAATCTCCCCCGCTATAAAATCTAGGTACACGGTTCCTGAACTGTCTTATCGTCCACACGTCACCTTGACCGGGAGCTAGCGTTGATCCACCGTACATCCCACCGGTTTCTACCCAGTCACTGGGTATCTCGTCAGGAACGGAACTACCGTCACGGAGGGAGGGGGAATAACCAACCTTGATGTACGTGGTTGATATTAAACCTCCATCTATTTCCGTCTTCTGTTGCAAGGCGTGCTTGAGGTAGTCGAGGGTCGTCACGTCGTTAAAGTCGTTGTTGATAACTGGAACGTCCTCCGTGTCTATCATCTTGGTACCGTCGGGATCGAAAAAGGCGGAGAAACGAATGTTGGTAGGCCAACCTTTCGTTGAACTTTTCGCCAGCGTGTACGTGTACTTCGTGGTTGCAGAACCACCGGCAGATTTTATAACCGTCCAGTTCTTCATGTAGTCGTAAGACACGGCCACGTACCAGTAACAAGAGTAATCGGTAACACCTACCCCTCCCTCACCCTTGTGGGCGGTAGCGGTCACGGTGGCAGGATTGGCGCTATCATCACGAATCGAAGCGCTAGAACAATCGGTGGATAGCCAGTAAGCCGTGCCGGGTAAACCGTCAGCACCGTCGTTACCGGGGGCGCCGTAAGACCCGTAAGTCCACCCGGACACCGAGCCGAACTTGTCAACGGTCCTGCTACGCATCCAAGCGAAAGGCTTCTCTACCGTAGTGCTTTGCGGGCCGTCAGTCCACGAGCTTTCCGCTATATCCGAATGGCTAGTCCTAGATTTGCCGATAGAGAACTGGAACTCGGTGTAACCACCGGATTCCCCGTCCTTGCCGGGCTGCCCTTGCTCTCCAACGACACGAATGGCGTCAGACCAAGCGTCACTACCCACCTTCTGTCTCATGTAGATGTCTCCCTCCACGAACGGGTAATGCCACCCGGACGTCCCGTTAACGGAGAATTGAACCGATATGGAATCACCCTCCGGTCCACGTTCACCTTGAGGGACACGGATAACCTTGAACATCTTCTGGATGGAGGGGAAGGCGCCGCTAGCGCTAGACACGTTGAAGATAACCGAACCGGTCATGTTAGACCCGGTGAAACCGGTTACCTGAACTTGAACGTACTCGGAATTGTTGGTTCTCGTGAACGTGATACCCGAGTCGGCGGACACGGTTACCGTGGCTTGGCTCGTCACGTTCTCGGTCCCGTAGAACACCCGCAGTCTAGTCAGCATGTTGTTACCGTAGTAACCACCGCTACCGTCAGAGTAGGTGTTCGTTGAACCCACCTCGTTGTCAAGGTCTATAACGTAGTTGGACTCTCCAGGTATCCCGGAAACGTCCTGTATCAACACGACCTCGCTGTCGCAGATATTAACGAAACCCTGGTCGAAGTAAAGCTCCGCCCTGAGGTTCGTCCACGACGGGTCGATGTCAACGTCTATGTAAGGTACCTGTGAAGTCCACGACTTTATCGTGGTCCAGGTCTTTTGATTGTCTTTAGAGTAAGAGGTTCGCCAGTAACCGAGCGACCACCCCGTCACCCCGTCGGCTACCGATCCACGTTTTGCCGTGAAACGCACTTTAAGGGGGTTAGGAGACCCGTTCAGCATGTTGATGAACCTCGTGTCCGGGACGATCCAGTAAGAGGCTCCTGACGGCCCTGTAAGCACGACAGGGGTACTCCACCCGTCAGCCGGAACTTCCGTGGCGGGAGGTTCAACCGTTCCCTTTCTCATCCACAGGAACTCGTTACCGCTAGTCTTGGGAGGGGCGTCTTGCCATCCCGAGGTAGGGGGTGTCTCCATCGAGGTATTCTTGGCGAACTGGTAGTCAACGTATGTACCGTCCTGCCCGGCTTCACCCACGATCCTCATGGGGTCTGACCACGTAACGCCGTCATCCATCTTCTGTCTCATGAAGATGTCATCCACACGGAACGGGTAGTGCCAGTTTGAGTTACCATCTTTAGAGTATTGCACTTGCAAGCCTATACCGTCCTTTCCCTTGTACTCTGACCACTCGTACTCACGGTTGTAGTAAGCCACGTCAATGGTCTGTTCCTCTCCCGGGGGGAAGGTGTCTTCCTCCTGGTTCACTTGATTGTAAGAGAACCCGATGAATCGAAGCCCTTCCGCCGAGCCGTCGTTGGTCACCTGTGACAGTGACGTGATCGGGTGGGTGGTAGAGAACTTGATCCATATGAAACGGTCACTTCCCGGGGGTCCCGGTACTCCCTCCCCCGTCAGCAGCGAGAACTGGTAATCAGCAGGGTTAAGAGGCAGGGGCGGGTTAGGCACTTCCTTGTCGTGAGCCAACCCTATGTATTTCTTACCTTCCGGGGTGAGCGATATGCCCGTACCGGCCTCGTCATCGGCGTAAACGATCCACACGTAACCGCCGGGTCCACGTTGACCCTGTTTCCCTTGCTTGTTCTTCGAGATATTGAACCTCTTCTGCAAGGTGGGGGCGTTTATCGTGTCCGGGTCCATGGTGTTCTTGGGCATGCAGGTGAACAGGATGAAACCGTCATCCTCTTCCATGCCCTTCACCTGCACGGTCTTCCCGTTGTTGGTGGCGAGGTAATCTATCGTGTCAGGGTTGGCCTCGGTCGAGAAGTTGTACTTGGAGCTGATGTCCTTTCCCCCCTTCGTCACCATGGCGGTCGTCTTGGCGTTATCACCCCAGTAACCACCGCTACCGTCAGGCTGGGTGGAAACTATGCAGACGTCGTTATCGAGGTCCAGCGAGTAAGCCGCCTCCCCCGGTTCACCTTTTATCTCCTCGGAGCTTAAAGCGCCGTCGAAAGTCTTGCTGCAATTGAAAACGAGGTCCATAGTCACGCCCGCTCCCTCGAAGTTGACGGTGAGGGTCACCGACGCCATGTCCTGGAACATGTCAAGTATGTACATCTCGCCACCCGCCTGCGTGAGGGCGGCGGTGCAACCGGACACCTTCTTTATGGATAACTTGTACTGTCCTTTCCCCGGGTTAGGGTTGGGGGATAGTAAAGTGGTACCGGCGTAAGCCACCACGCCAGTCTTGGCACGACCGTTCTCGCCGATCTGGCCGTCCTTGATCTGCCCGTTGTAATCGGACGCTATACCCACGTAAGGGTTATCCAGCACGGCGATGTAACCACCGGCCCCGTTGATACCGTCAGACACCTTGATAAGCGAGGCGACGTCGGAGTACTTCTCCCCGTCCAGTTCCACCTCGTACATGACTGACAGGGTACTCTTGTTATCCCACCACCCCTTGTCTGGCGTGATAACGAGCGTTTTCTGGTTCTCCCCCTCTATCTCCTTGAAACCGTCGCTTGAAAGGTAGTACCACCTGCGGTAACCGCCGAGATCGGAGTTGAAGTTGTTCTCGGATACCCGTATCGTGATCTCGTCCGGGGTCGTGTTACCGTCCTTGTCGGTGATGAAGGCGGGGGCGGGGTCAGGCATGATGTCAACGCTCTTGGACACCGCCTTGTTTATATCGTTAATCAACTTGTCGTACTCGGCGAAGTTGTCAAGACCGGTACATCCCGGGCCTATCATGATGTTCTCGAAACGACCGTTCTGCACGAATATACCGGCGGCCGCCGAGTCTAGCGGGTCTCTACCGAAAACTCCCACCCGTTTTCCCGTGAGGTCGTACGAGTTGATACCCATGTATATGGAAATCGACGGGGCCTGGTCAGAGGCGGCATCCAGCATGATGGCGGATTGTCTCGGCTTGTTCTTGTCGTCTCGATGCCCGAACAACACGATCTCGTCACCGGCCTCCGGGACGTCACCGTTACCGTCTTGATCGGTCTTCGACAGGATACAGTAATCGGCCCCCACGGCTATAACCAGACGCCAGTAGTACTTCTGGTACTCCGGCGTGAACTTCTGGCATCTAGCCTGGTCATAAACGATGAAATTGTTCAGCTCACCCTGTTCGGCGTAACACTTGTAACCTTGATCCAGCTCTTCCACCCTGTCTATCTTCATGTTGGTGGGGGTGATGATCACCTGCCCGGCCTGCGCCGTCAGTTGCTGTATCACGAGGTTAACGAACGTGGCCTTCTTCCGTATGTAAGCGTAGTCAACTTCAAGGTGAGAGTTACCGGTCTCGTCGTTCCATAACGATCCACCGGCGATCCCTTGCTGCCACCCGGGGGTGTCGTAATGAGTCGCTACAAGTCTCGTGAAAGCGCCGGCGTAGAGGTCAATCCATATCTCCGCCTCCGGGTTCTTGAGGTCCTCTGCACGCACGTAAGTCTTGAGTCCGTCACGGAATATCCTGAATATAAGGTCGTTAATCGTGATAGATTCACCAACCTTGAGCCACTTCGAAACCGTCAACGTGTTGAATCTGGGATCGGTGGACGGGTTACCGCTACCTTCCCCCACCCCAAGCAACTTGCCTAGAGTCTCTAGCGTTATGGTTTCGGGGTCACCACCGAGGTTGTCAGCCCTCTGCGTCATCAGGAAGTCAGCCAGTGACGGGGAGGGGTTCTCTTTCATCCCCGTGGGGAACTTTATGGAGTTGGGTACCTCTCTAGCGTTGGCTCCCAACAGTATCTCTTTCTTCTCGTCGCTCATGTCAAACTACTTTTTAGGCTTGCCGCCACATCCTTTGCGTTTTTTGCTTTTCATGGTGATTGTATTTATACAGAGACAAATATATGAAAAATATTTTGAAACCACGAATAAATTACTCACCTTTGTATCATCACGTGGACGATCTCCAAGAACAGATATTTAACACCGCATGGACAACCGTCCATTTCACGCTACAATGACTTAACCTTCTACTAAATTCCCTCGTCCACGTGATTTTTTTTATCTCTACATTTTGTTTTCTCGAAACTTCACCGTATATTTGCCTTGCTATGTAATAGTAAGATGGTGGGGAGGCCTGATAACTATGGCTAGCTACTTGAAAATTTTGCGTTCTACACACTTTATAGATATTCAAGAGCTTATCCTTAACCCAGGTCTCCCAATTAAATTACGCCGGTTAAGGATTTCTCTTTTTATAGAGATTCCATAAACAAGAGGTATATAGCGGCAGTTGAAGACAGAGCGACCTGTCGCCCCGGTTGACACCCGAAAACGCTCACCAAGGCTAGAGTGCCTGGAATATAAACTGTTCATGCATAAGGCGCCAAGAAATCTCGCAACGTCTGTACCGACTTGACGACGAGTAACCCATGCCGCAAGGTACAAGGTGGAGGTCATGGACCACCAACGGGCCGAATCGCTCCTGACAAGGAATCCGTATCACAGGACACGGAGGGGAGACAGGATGCTTGCATGGAGAGGGAGTGGGAGTCACTCGAACGATAACGTTCCCGCCCACCCTTAAGTATTCTTCTTGTTATTTAATGCTCGCCGTGGAGGACTCCTCCCATCTACTACACTAGATACTTCATGTATATCACTTGTATAGTTCATCTAGTTGTAGTATATTAGTAATTTAATATTACTATTAATCTATACTATATATAGTAAATAAAGTATAGAGGATGCCCTATCAAGGAAGCGGTGAGTGTTAGCTAGCATGGGGAAGAAAAAGTCGGAGGTATGTCCTTACATGAAATGGATAGACAGAGAATAGAAACGATGTTCAAGATGGAGAAGGTCAAGCAAGATAGCAAGGCCGCGAGGTTGAAAAGGATGGTGAGGTTCAAAAGAGAGATACTCCCCTCCCTCGACGCTTACGACGTGAGAGCCTTCAATCGTTCCACCATGTTCAAGTTCTTTGACGAGAGGTGGGGGGAGATAGACGTTTACCCGATGTCGGACAAGCTACTCGTTATAGAGGACCACGAGTGGGTGAGGGGGGCTAGGAAATGGATAATTAAAAATATATTCTTGGAACGATAGAAATAGAATGAAAAAAGAAAAGATAAATTACTTCATCGTCGAGATAGAACTGTACTCCACCGATCTGCTCGTGGTGGTGGGAGATATTGAGGGGGCGATAAAATGGCTAGATAACAAGAACGTCAGCGAGGATGACATCGAGTTTGTCAAGTCTTCTTGCAATACCGGATCGCAAGGTACTACCTGTTTGTTAAGTAATAACGCCTTGTTCATTAGATTAATTCACTCCCCCACCACTCATGAATATAAAGGAATACTGGCTCACGAGGTATTCCACGCTACTAGCATTCTACTCAGGAGCAGGGGAATGTCACTCGTCAAGGAATCGGAGGAGGCTTACGCTTACTTGTTGGAATTTATATACAGGGAAATAGTCGAGAAGATAGAAGAATTGAAGATAAAATGATATATTTGCATGTCTTTGCTTTGAATTATAGTAAGTGAATTGTCCCCCTCGTGCCACGGGCATTGGAGGGGGAATTTCAAGGTTTTCATTGTTAACAATAGTTGTTCGAGGGTGGGGAAAACACAGGACACCACACCCTCTTTTTTTTTACGCTTATGGAAAATTACGACATCTACAATAGCACAACCAACAGGGAATACAAGGAACAGGCCGAGAAAGCCATGAAGACGTATTATGACACTTTCGAGGAAATAGAAACCGTGAGGGTATCCCCACGGCTCCAGTATGTAAAGAAACGGCTTAAACAGAAAAAATCATCAAACGGTAGCCGTGGTAACGGTGATGGTAAGCGTTGAGTTATCAGATAACGTGCATTTTCCACCGGTGATCTTGCCGGAAGAATCGGCGGTGAGGCTGATAGCCTTAACGGATTTACCGTCAGCTCCCTTCGCCCCGGCAGCGCCAGTAGCACCTTTAGCCCCGGCTGGACCTTGAGGACCGGTAGGACCGGCAGGACCCGTGTCTCCCTTCTCCCCCTTC